TTACCATTCTATTATTTTCTGTTTTACATCATCTTTTTTCTCTTTCAACCAATCAGAAAACTGACTTCCCTTTTCTGTAACATAATCTTTCGCTTCTGAATAGGTCGTTTTCCCTTTTTCGACAGCATCGTCTAAGGCTTGTAGTTGTGCATCCGTCAAATTTTCTTCTAGTTTTCTACGTGCATAATTTTTAAATTCAGTTGCTTTTTCTTTTCCTTTGTCAATCAACTGAGAAGTCGCATCAGAAACTCGTTCTTTATAATTTGGGAACTTTTGTTCCACCATAGAATCAATGGTATCAAAAGTATTGATAAAACGTTCTTTCGTCTCTTCTGACAAATCACTGATATAATAACTACCGATCGGTTCAGCACCAACTAAAAATTTGGCTCCTTTTTTTAACACGTCTTCACCCGCCTGCAATGCTTTTTGAGCATTTTCTTTATTAATATATTCTTGCAACGTGTTTTTGACACTTTCGTAATAGGTAGCTACATCTGATTCTGTTTGAATTTTACTTTCTCCTGATAAGAGCTGTTGTTGCTCTTGTGGAGTTAATGTATCTGCCTCTTGGGAATTTTGATTTACTTGATCGTCTATCTCTTGCGTCTTCTCACTCACACCTGACTGTGATACCTTTGCTTCATCACTTTTTGAACCACATCCAGTAATACATAGAGTTACTCCTAAAAATAAACTCAATCCTACCTTTTTTATATCTAATTTTTTTACCATAACACCATCTCCATTAGTACCATTATTCTATGCAAATACACAGTTTTTGTCAAATTCACGAAACTATCCTTCTTTTTTCCATATAATAAACTAGGTGATATATGTGGCAATTATAAAAACAAACAGTAAAGAACGCGATTTACTTGCAAGATTAATGCGCGCAGAAGCAGTGGGAGAAGGAGATCTCGGCATGCTAATGGTTGGTAACGTCGTTGTAAATAGAGGCATTTCTAATTGCTTAACATTTAAAAACGTTCGTACGATATCCGAAGTCGCCTATCAAAATCCTGGTGGGTATTCTTAATTGGTACACTTATAAATTGGAAATTTTTTCCAGTAGAAAACTAGCTCCCAAAATGCTATAATGAAAATAGGGAGTTGGAAAATAATGGAAAATATAAGCTCATCAATTGTTGAGTTAGTTGTAGTGGAAGATGAACTATATTTTTTAAACAAAGAGTGTGATCTTATTGATAAATACATGATGCATAATGATATTGATTATAAAATATATAAATTCACATCAGTTAACTCCAAGATATACGATTTAATAAAAAATAATAAAAGAAAAATATTCCTTTTGGATATTCATGTTGGATATGATTCTGGAATAGATCTCGCACGCGATATACGTGATTATGACTACAATAGCATAATCATTTTTTTGACTGGCCATGAAGAATATAAAAACGCTATTATCAGTGATGATATTATGTGTTTAACGTATATCGACAAATTTGACAGATTAAAAGAAAACCTATATCGGTCCCTCTCAAAGGCATTAAATATTATTCAAGAAAATAGTGTATTACAATTCAAATCGAAAGGAATTACATATACATTACAATTGGATGAAATATTATATATAGAAAAAGAAAAGAGTCAAAAATATTGCTCAGTACATATTGCTCAGGGAAAAGCACCAATTTATCAATCGATAAAGGATATAAATAAACAATTAAATAGTAATTTTGAGCCATATGGTAGATCGTTAATCATAAACAGAAAGCACATCAAAATGAAATCAAAGGGAAAGATTGTTTTAAATAATGGAGAAGAACTCGATATACCGGTTAGCTTATAGCACGGTGCTTTATATCACTTCTATTTTTTTGCAAAATGTAGCACGCATATATTGATTATTGTCGAAAAAAATTATATAATTTTAGTTATGAGATACATCCGATAGTTAGGTGTTTCCTCCACATAACTTTTATAATAAGCTATGCAAGGAGGTGGTCCACATGAATAAACCTTTTATAATATATAAGGAGATTTATGGAGTTTTTAGTAGCTTTGATAGTAATCTTGGCATTACTTCAAAAGTTTTTAAACGATGGGCAATAAAAAAGACACCTAACTCAACTAAGAGTTATGGTGCCTACCCTAATTTGTGGAGATGACACCTAACAAGCCATATCAGGTGTATCTCTTTTTTATTATAGTTAAAAATAACTATAATATACTAAAGTGAAATGATAATAAATGATAATATATGTTAATAATTATCAATATTATTATATAATTTATATATTATTTTTGCAACAACTTTTAATTGATAAATGTAAACAAATTATATAATATGAGAAATATTATACATTTTTTTTAATATATGTCAAATTATTATATGTTATATATAATTTTAATTATGTTAACTTGTATTTATACATAATATCTATTTATTAAAAATTAAATTTATAGTTATATAAAAATTAGACCACAAAAAAAGAACCAGTCCGAAGACTGGTTTTAAAATACTATTTAATAACCGCTCCCGTAGACGAATCTACGTAAATTTGCACTCTTCCATAATCTCTTGTATCTATGATTGCTACATTTGATTGTGGCATTGAAACAATTGCATAATTCAATCCTCCAAATTTTGACGGAAATAAGAATCCCTTTTCGTTTCCTACCACCGGAGCTTTATCGAGTGGATATACTCTCCACTTATCTGCTGTTGCCGGTAGATGTAGTGTCTTAACTGTTGAACTTTCAACAGGGACATCCTTTAAATACTTCCATTTACCATATAATCCTTTTAAAATATTAGTTCCATCCATGAAAAAAGTATCGTCTGCATAAGCTTCCGTGTTAAAATTGTAAATTCCATATCCATTCTTTTTCCATGATGTATTGGCAGATTGAGAAATTTCGATATGGCAATGAACTCCTGTCGCATTTCCCTTTGTTCCCATATTACCAAGCTGTTCACCTTGTTTTAATTTCATTCCAACATATGCATTGAATGAGTCATCGTGAACCGTCATGAATGTAACAATCCCAACATAGCCATTAGCACATCTTACTTTTTCAGTAGATTGCCACATTGCTTGTCCACTAGACGGATATACCCATTTACATACTACATCACAAGGAGCGTAGTAAGCTTCCCTCTTACCTGCTGTTCCAGAAGCAACGTCAATAGCCTTTGTCCCTTTATGTGTTCCTACATTTTCTACTTGCGTAATCCAAAAGTTTTCAAATGGGCACAAGAAATCTTGGATCCCATTTCTCCTACTCGTTTGTCCTTTTTTCATTTTACTCACTCTCCTTTTTATAATTAGCACTAGAAATCATTAAAATTGCTCCTAATAAAGTGTCTACTGCCATAATGGTTCCTGAAATTTCCTCAGGAAATGGCAAATTCCACAAACTTGCCACCGTTACATAAAATGTAGCGATTGCCGGTAAAACTATCTGTGCAATCCACTTTAAAACATCATAAGTTTTATTTTTCATATTTTCTACCTTCTTTCTATAATTTTATCTAACTTTTCGTCATGTCTATCCATTGACTTTTGTAATAAATCAAGACTCTTTGAAATATTTATAGATGTATCTTTGATTACATCCAATGTACTTTTCATTTCCTTTTTATTTGTAAACCAATCCCACAGAAATAACGCAACGATTACAATGGAAACGCCATAATTAGCTATTATCTTTACAAACTCTTCCATGTTCTTCCTCCAATCGTTGAATTCTCTCCTCTACTTGTTTCCACCGTTCATTTCCACTTTCTTTTCGAGAATTGTAATCAATATATGAATAAATTGTATAAATTAGTTCAACAATCAAAATAAACAATATTGCGATCCATAAAATTGGAATATATTTATTCTGTTTCATTTTCATCACCTGCGATTGCAGTTGCTAGATAGTCTGATTTTATATAAATAACGGTGCATGTTATCGTATTGCTTAATGTTTGACTGTAGTTATTTCTCACAACAGCAAAAATTTTATTACCTTGATACAACGAATATGTTATTTGCCATTGATCCCCATACCCACTTTCTTTTGAAATAACACCTAAATAAGTATATCCTTCCGGTTCATCGAGCCAACCTACTTGAAATGAGGCAGTTGTATTCCCTGCAATATCTATTGGTACAGATAGAGTTTTAAATTTAAATAATGTTTTTAAATTTGTTTCTTCTTCCTCTATACGTCCAACAACTTCATTGATAGCGTTAACAGTATTACTTTTATCTGATGTTTGCAATTGAGAAATATCACCAACGGACTCTAGTGTCGTAGGTTTATCTGTCAAATCAGTATAACTTCCTGAAAAGTCACTTTTATTGTTCCAATTAGTTATATTTTCTTGTGTGATCCTTTTAACATGATTGGGCACGGTTGGATCTGATTCTTCAGTTAAATAGTTTCCTCTAGGTTGAATATTCAAATCATCTAATGTTTTATTTCCTAACAGTTGTACATTGTTAATAGATGGAAGGTTTTGAAAATCGTTGTAATTCGTAGTATCAGTAAATTTAGCTCCGTTTGGCACATCTTCATTAACTGTGTGTCCGTTGACTCTTTCTGCATTATCTACAATTCCATTGTTGTTGCTATCATATATGTTTTTTAGCATATCCCCAGATCCCTGTCCATCTGAACCATTGTATATACTAAATTCGCCCACCTCTGTGCTCGCTTGATCGTTTAAGTAACAACCATATGTATCTGTCGTTCCAGGTAATCCAGTTCCTGCTTTTTTCTCAACTTTTACAATTGAATAACCTGGATCTCCTTTTATACCTGGAACCCCCTGTGTACCTTGCTCTCCAGCATCTCCTTTCGGCAAAACTAAATTCAAAATTTGATTTGGTACTTCTCCTGTAATTGATGCCGATGGAGTGGTTCCAGAAATGACGGAACCTATTGTCAAAGTATTTGCTGGCCCCGTATCTCCTTTTGGACCAGTCTTTCCAGGCTCTCCCTTTGGTCCAGGAATACCTTGTAATCCTCTTGTTCCCCCAGGGAGTTCAATTTCTATTGTCGGAGTTTCTATTTCCATGATTTAACACCTCTTTTCAACGTCAAACTAGCAGACGGATTGTTAGGAATTAGCGTATCAACTGTTCCATCTTTTCGAACTGACTTAATATCATATATATAATTTCCTGGTTCAAGATCAAGTGTATCTTTTGGTTCTATAACAATATCAACGATTCCGTTACGAAATTCTGTGATTTCCTTATTTAACACAACGTCTCCAGTTTTCTTTTTTTTGACAGTAAAATAGATTTTATCTCCTTCTGATAAATATGTTTCCTTGTTAATTTTAGGTTTTAAAGAAAAAGAACCCGTGTCTCCGATCACGAGTTCTAAATTCATTGTACTTTTTTCTATATATATCATATTTCACCTACTTTTCTTTACTTTTTTTATAAATTTTATCTGCATAAAAATCATATAAAGCTCCACCATTTTTAGTGTATTCGTAAGCCTTTTTATAATTTTTTGAAATTGGTTGTTTTAAGGATTTCGCTTTAGCATAGTTATATGCATAGTCAACAATTGATTTAATTGCCTCTGTTTTATAAGAATCATCCATTTTCCTGTATTCATCAGTTTTAGCTAGTTCCTTTATATTTTTTTCAACAATCTGACCACTAATTTTTTGAAACTCACTTCTTTCTTTAGAGTCTAAAGTTTTTGATTTTCCACCAGACACAATAGAATACGGAGCAACTCTTGGCATAATTGTTTTATCTCCAGTTTTTTGATATATCTTATATATTTCTTTTGCACTATCGCTTACTTTTCCTTTGTTAGTGTTCGCCGGATTCAAAAATACGTTAAAAAGATTGGCATCTCCACCATATTTTTTTATTACTCTTCCTAAGCTATCACGTGATGGTGCTAAACCAGTACTCAATACAGGAATTTTACTTTTAACTTTATTTTTAGCTGTTTTTAAATTATCACTTTTTTCAAACGATGTCCTTTGAGTAGTATCTATCATGTCATTAACTTGTTTTACAAGAGTAGGTACTGCTCGAGAAGGGAGATCTAATACCTGTTGTATTATCCCGTTTGGAATACTTTGATAATCAGAAAATACATTTTCGATACTTTCCATAAAAGATTGTTGTAAGAGTAAATTTGCTCCGACATCAGCAGTACTAAGGATCTTATTCAATATTCCTGCTTCTTCATCTTTCTTTTGCAAATCTGCCATCATAGCAAATGGAGTTGCAACAGGCTGAGCCCAATCGTAAGTAAACGTTTTATTTCCTATTTTAATTGAATATGGTTGAATACCTAATGTATTTCTCATAAAATCAGAAACATCTTTATCTTCGTCATTTGCGCCTGTAGTTATTCCCTCTTTTGCAAGTATATACCCAATAATATAGAGGAGACTTCCAGCTGTCGCTTTTCCTAGATTTTGAACAAACTTATGTTGCATCTGTGGAGTAAACTGATTCGTTTCAATTGCATTTTTTAGTTTTTGACCATCTATTAACGTGGTAACTAAACCCGCAGGAGAATAATCTATAAGTGCTTTAGTTAAGTTTGCAGGAGTCTTAGCAAAAGGGATGAGAACATCACCTAATCCATATTTCATTCCAAAATTCAATCCTCTTCTAGTATTTAATACAAACTTTGTATATGCATTATTATCTTGCCACGTTTTCTGCAAGGCCTCTGTAGTTGCAATATCAATCATATCTTGAGTGACTTTATCAGTGTTATTTAAAATTTTCTGATTATTGATTGAATTTATAAATGTTGCTTCATAAAAAGGTCTGTCACCAGCATCTAACATAAAACTTAATATCTTATCTGTTCTATTTAACGCTCTTCCTACTTTTGTTTTATCAGTAAACGACTTACCTTCTCCAATTTCAAATCTATTCCCTTGCATATTTCTAGTATTGATATCTAGTTTAAAATCATTCCAACTTTCATAAAGGCCTTTTTTAAATCCTTTTGCAAAATTTTTCACATTAGGAGCACCTGTTGTTCTAACTCCTGTCTTCTTAGCAATTTGTTTATCCATAAGCGCCGAAAATGTATCACTTATAGCATTTACTGGAGTAATTACTGCATTTCCCATTATATTTCTAATCTGTGTCTTTGCATTAAAAAGCATGGAAATTCGCATCCATGCTTTAATACCAGCACCACGGGTAGGTGGTAATTTATTAGAAATTAAACTTTGAATCTGCGCTAATTTAACTTTTTTCTCGTATCCATCAGGTAATTCGGATGCCTCTTTTATATTATTCACGATATATGCTGTCTCATCAGGTGTAAGTGTAAATTTATCTCGATTTTTTTCAATCCATTGCTTTGTTTTATTTTTCACCATATGGTCGTAGGCTTCATCCAATTCACTTTGGGCATATTTGACCATTCCCTCAGGTGTTAATCTCGACATAATATTATATGCTTGTATTGCTTGTCCAGACTCCGTACCCATTTGTCTCATAACTTTGGCAACTTGTACCATTGAATCATAATCTCCAGCATCCTGATACTGCTTTAATAAGATCCATCCTTCTGCCACATCTGTAGCAGTTGGTTTTTTCTTTAATTTCCCATCCTTATCATAGCTATTTCGTGAGATCCAATTTAATGTTTCGCCACTTCCACCATCATTTAATCTACTATATGCTTCGTCTAAACTTTGTTTATTAGTGATTCCTTTATAGTATGAAATATCATCTTCTGTTGATAGTTTCATTCTATTTTCTTCTGTAAGCATTTTTGTTTTTTCAGCAATGTTTTTAGTGAATTTAGATTGTTTGTCACCTTTTTGTACTGGTACATTTGGTAGTTTTGGTGTAGTACTTGCATCTTCTTTTGTTAAATTAGCAATTTCTGTTGGATTTAATGTTTGATTCGTCTTTACTTGAGACAAGGTATGTCCAGTACCTTCATTTTTAAAATTTTTATCTACGAAGTTTTGCCATTTATTATTACTTTGTGAATATCTTATATCTTCGGTATTTGTTGGGTTAAGATTATCTACACTTTTTAATTGATTACTCTCAAAGGCAATAACCATATCTTCTGCTTTGTTATCATCATTTATTATAAGTCCATCTTTCCCAGTAATTTCTCTTATTTCCTTAGCATAATCAGCCCAATTCCCGCTATTTGTCATATCCCATAGTAAATCTAAATCATTATCATACATACTATATTCTTCTATGTATCCACTTTCTCCATCATTTATTTTTTTATACAATTCATTATATTCATCAAAAGAAATTGTTTTTTTCGTACTACTTATAGGATTTTTAATATTAACATATAATTCTTTGATATTATTACCATACATACTTGCTATATCTTTATATTTTGTAAGATAAATTCCTTTACCCCATTTACTGTTGTTGCTTAACTTATTCTTATCATAAACATTAAAATTGTCAGAACCATTATAATATGTAATTAAATTCCCATTATTATTTCTTACTTTACTGTCTTTGAAAAATTCTTGTTGTCCTTTTGATAATGTTCTTCCTTGATTATCAGTATTAAATAAAGAATATTTAGTACTTTGACTATCATCACTTACAAGATAATTTGAAACATCCAAAGATTCCTTTCCGTTAAGATGTATTTTAACGTCAGCGTTATCAGAAAATATATCATCTAATAAAAGCTTTTCAACAGGTATTTTGAATTTCAGTTTTACTTGTCCTCTACCCGATGCTTGCTGCGCTTCTTTTGAAGTAGAAAAAAACACGTCTCGTTCTTTGGAAATCATTTTTCCAGATTGTTGTATCTTTTTAGCGTTTTCCTCGCTTGTTTGATGATAGACTGTAACATAACCGTTTTTGTCAACTTCTGCATTAACATCTTTTAATTCTTGTATTAAATCTTGAGCATCTAATAATTCATTTCCACTTACTCTATCTTCTAATGTCAGTGTTTTATTTTTATCAAAAGAAAAAGAACTATTATCTAGTTCTTTATTATCTAGTTCTTTTGTATTTTTTTCTCCAATTTGCATAGAATATTTAGTAGATATACCCGATTTGACATTTTGATTAGAATTTGGTATATTATTTCCAGAAAAGGAACTGCTGACTGGTTTACCAGTCGTAATAGATAAACTTGTTTTATCTAGGGCAGCTCCTTTTTTTTCTGTAAATTTATCTAAATCATAGGCAAAATTACTGTTGTTATCTTTTCTGACAACTAATCTAGCGGTATAGTATTTGTAGTCCATAACATTACCATATGAATCTTTTATCGGGTATGCTAAATTAACATCATAATAATCATATCCCTGTTTTCCTCTTTTAGAATTTTTATAATTTGGTTCGGATGAATTTATTTTAGCTAGTTCGATTACCTCACCATAATTTCCAGCAATTCTTTTTTTTAATTTTGCATTTCTATAATTATTATAACCATCATTTAAATATTTCTTTATATCTTTGTTTGATATAATTATCTCATTATTATTACTATTATTAACATATGTTATTCCTAACATTTTCTTTAAAGTTTTTTCTGCCATCTTATTAGACGGTCTACTTCCATTAATATCATCTGAAACGACAACATCTTCTCCTGAAGTTAATTTACCTTTTGAAAAAAACATATCATTGTCCAAAACATCAACATTATTCTTATTAAATTCACTTCTATAAGCACTATCAAACTTATTTTTTACATCTTTCCAAAACAATTTTTCGCTTTTATAACCTGTTAGTTTATTTAATTTGTTAAGTTTATCTACTACCCAATTATATACACTTTTAGCAACGGATGGTTTTTCTACAGTTAACGAATTAACGAATTCTTGATTTCCTAATTTCTTTCCAAGAATACTTGCTACTGCTTCTTCATCGATAAATGCATTAAATTTATCACTATTAGGATCATATTTATTAGAATATAATTGTTCTAATGATTTTCTAGCTTCATTATACCCTTCTTTTGTTTTAGCAAAGTCTAACAATTCGTCTTTTATCTTTTGCCCATTTTTAGAATTAGATATATCATGGTATAATTCATGAACAGCGACATTCTCTAATAAATCATTTGTTTTAGCTTTTGGATTGAATACAACTTCTCTACTTCCATCTTTATTGAGCTGCCAAAACGCATTTTCATTATTATTAGTAAATTTACTAGCATCAAACCTTGATATAATTCCTCTATTAGAAAGGGTTTTATCGATATTTTGAATAGTCTCATTATTTATGTCGATGTTATAACTTTGAGCAGATTGTTTTAAGTTTAGATTATCTATTTGATTATTTATGATATTACTTGCATTATTCAAAGATACGTTATTTTGTACCGGATTTAATGTTTTTTCATTCATGAAGATATTTTGAACATTTTTCGATTCACTATTTCTTTTAGAATTAACTTGTTCTTTTATAGCTTGATTCATATTGTAAAAATTAGCTGGTCCGTCTAAAACTAATCCTGTTGCTGCTCCCATTACAAATGCATCTTTTACCTGATTCCAATCAATTTTTTCTCCCTCTGAATAAGTAGCATTTTTTAAAAGTGGATTGATCGCTTCTGTAATACCTTCTTCGAGTCCTTCTCCTGCTGCTTTATACCCTATTCTTGCTGTTTCTCTTGCAATTTTATTCGAAATTTTTCCTAGTCCTGCTTCCGCTATATTATCTAGCCCTACATTACTAATTTTAGAAACTCCAGGAATACCTGATGTTAAATATTCAGTTGCTGTTTCTACTGCAGCGCTCCCTAAACCGTATAAATTAGCTTCCTTTCGATTAGCTCCTTCGTTGTATGCTTCATCAATTGCCGAACCATATGAATTTAATCCCATCAATCCAGAAGCTCCAACCGTTCCTGCTCCTACGTTACCAGTTAATATTGCAGGCAACATATTCCCTATACCTTCCATAAGTTGACCAGAAAAATTATCACTTTTAATAAGTGACTTTGAATCTAATTCTTCCTGTACGGTTTTACCATTAGATAGCTTTTTATTATATCCCAATTTATCAAGTGCACGATTTTTTGCACTATCAGAAATTACTTCTTGCGCAATTTGTTGTCTTCGCTCAATGGTATCTTTATCCCCAAACAAATACATAAAAGGGTTATATTTTGATGAACCAAGTTGTAACCCCGCATCAATTACACTTTCAGTGAAGTCGAGCGGTCCTTTAGCCAGCTGAATCAGCCCATTATTGATTGTAGCAAAAAGATTTTCTTCTGATTTTTTTTTATTCTTTTTATTATTAGATTTATATTCTAATCGAACTGTATCTTCCTTTTGTAATGGTTCTTTATAATGCGTAATATCATTTTTTAATAATGTTTTATCGCCAATCTGTGGTTTCCGCTGTTGATTGTTTGAATCGTATAACATTGTTTTAACATTATTTTTTTTCATCTGGTTATTTTTTTCTTTTTTTTGTTTATCATTTGTTTCACTAACATCTTTGCCTACAATTAACTTATTTCTATCGTTCTTCTTATCAATGTTGTTGCCATTGTTGGTTATGGGCTTGATTGTTGTTTTTCCATCTCTAATATCTTTTAAATTTATAGTCTGATTGGTAGTTATTGTTTGTTGTGGTGTTGGAGAATTTATTTCTTCTTCATCTTTTCTTCTTACTTTATATCCTCGTTTTACTTCTGCAAGACTAATTGGCATAAGCATCTCCTCCTACATTTTTATATATTGATTTTGTGATCCATCCCAAATATAGTAATTTTTTCCATACTTCCAAACTGTTTGATTGTCTAGGTTTGCACCAGTCGCTCCTACAAGAGAACCTGCGCCGTACATTTCAGCCACTGTTTTTCCACTAGATTTTAAATATTTTACATTTCCGTTTGAATCTTTACCTAAATTATTAGGTTGATAACTAATTCCGTAGGCATCCTTAGTTCCAAACGTACCATATTTAACATCAGAATTTAAATCGCCTTGATAATAAGGTGTGTTAACTTCATATTTTTTAGAACTTGACCGTGATGAGCTAGATCTACTTCTAGAAGCACTCAATTGTGCTCTTTGCAAAGCTAAATTTGCATTGAATTGTCGCACACTCTCTTGATATTCTTTTTCTGCTTGCTGACGCTCCCAAGCCTTTTGCCTTTCATTTAATAAATTTGTAATATAATCTGCTTCTATCTGAGCATTAGCGCTCGCTAAGCCACTTTCATATGCATTATTAACATCAGTTTTTCTTCGATTGATATCAGCAATCGCTGCAGCTTCTTCTGTATTAAGTTCATTTAAATTACGCTGTAAAGTTGCTTGTCTACTCATTTCGTATTGAGCTCCTATTCCGCTATTAGAACGACCGCTGTTAGCTAAGTATTCTGCGAAATTCTTTGAGGCTAATTGATTTTGTACATTAGCGGTGTCTTTTTTCTTATAGTACGTTGGCTTAATCGTTGCTTCTTCTGCATTTAAATTTGATAAAGATTGATTTTGTTGATTTTTCAAATCTTCCATCGCTTTTTTTTGTTGTTGCTCTTTTAATCTTTGTAAATCAGCTTCGTAATTATAATCCATTATTTACCTCCGTTCCACTTTCCGTTTTTATATATATTTACAGTTGCAATATTCCATTTACTATCTTTATAAACAAAAAAAATAGCATTATTCCATTTGCTATTTTTATAAATCTTTGCAATTCCCTTATGAGTTGCTATTCCATTTTGATCATTGAAGCCTACTAAAGTTCCGAAATTTCCATCAGCGTATGTAATTGTTCTTAAAACATAATCATTTCGCTTATACAATCGAATTATTTCATCCTGTGTAAATGAAACATTATAATGACTAACTTGTCCTATATTTCTAGCAATCTGGGCACCGTCATTCCATCTGTATTCAATCCTCAACCAAAAATTTCCAGGGTTATTAAAAGACAGATCATGTGTTGTATTTATCCCATCAACTGTTATGTTTGGAGAAGAAATACAATTTGCTGTTCTAGGAATATCAGGCAAGGTAATTTCACCACCACAAGTTCCGTTAAATACATATGTTGTTCGAATTTCTCCGTCAATATATATTTTCCCTTTCCCGTTGTTGTCATGAGGTACATTTATAGTTATTTCACGAACTACATTATCGCCTCTATAATAGGTCTTTCCCAAAGTAAAATTATCGTTATATATTCTAGCATTACCACGATCCCAAGTCACATGACCAGTTGTTACTGTAATTACTGCTTGTAACTTTATCGTAGAATAGTTTCCGGCAATATTTTGAGATAACAATTCACATAACAACCTATAACTACCTAATGAAAAATTAACTCTAGCAAATTCTTGCATAAATCACCTAATACAACAAAAAAACATCATCTTCCTGCATACCGGATTCCGGAAGAGATGTTCCTCTTTTTATATGTAAATTTTCTAATGCTACCAAATAATTATCAAATTCATTATTGCATTTTCTTGAGTCAGTTAATCGTGGATCATTTTCGGTGATAGTTTCATCGCTAAATTTTGAATCTAATTCTTGTATTAGTGAATTATTGATATAATCTTTAATATCATTACCAGCTTGATCAAATTTTTCTTTTAATTTTGCGGCGGTCAAGCCATCTGCCGTATTCGGCCTGTCACTCAATCCTTGTATATGATTTAAATTTTTTGTAAGTTTTGTTATTGCCATAAACAGTTCCTCCTTTACTTACTCTCTCCACCATATTCTACTTTTAACGATAATGCTAAAATAGTAGCATCCGTATCGTCATTATTTTCAATAACAATTTTTAAATTAGTAAACTTCTTAGCTTTCATTTTAAGTCTAAATGGTTGAGGGTTGTTAGAAACTTGAAAAGAAAAATCAGAAAAATCAACATCATCTAAAAGTGTCAATTTATAAGATATCTTCTTTTTTGTCATTAGCTCATTTCTGTTTGTGATATATCCTATTTCTGCACTTGAATATGCCTGTGGTTGCATTAAAACCCATAGTTTATTCATTGTTTTTCGCAAATACGGGGCTTTAAAATCACTAAAATTCATTTCCCAATGTGCTTTAATTGTTGCACCATTAAAGGTTTGATATTCCTCTCCAAATTTCATAAGTTCCCCTGTTTCCGTAATCATAAAAATGGTATCATCTAAGACAAAAAATTGTCGTATTTCGTGATTTAGCACGGAATAAGAGAAAGTATCATTATAATAGTTATAAATGTATACTTTGTTCTCTAAAGCTACCCATAATTGATTTTTAGATTGAAAATCAGCTGTTTTACATGTTGATAAATTGTAATTGATTAAGTCAAGTTTAATTCTTTGAGATATATCTTTCATATTTCTTTCGTCGCGAACATTGGTAGACTTCCACCTTATAATTGAGTCTTTATCTATAGTAACTGGATCATTATCTATTACTTGTCCTTGATTGAAAGCAACACTTCCATGAACTTCATTTAAAGGAAATGTTTCAGGTGATAATGTTGTTTGTCCTTCTATATCAAGAGTACTAAGAGCAATATAGTAGGCATCTGGTTTATCGGTAGTAACCAACAATCTATCATAATGCCTTCTTAAATCCGTCACTGCAAAATTTGTAGCACCAATATCAATTTGGTTGACTCCTGGAAAATATTCAACGCTTGGTACTAAATCCGCAACTGAACTATAACGTATTCTATTTTGTTCATCCTTGTTTCCATACAAAAAAACACGGGTATCTACTCCACCGCCAAATAAAATGGATGCTCGCATGTTTTCTATAAAATGTCTATCATTATTTTCTGCAGTCCAATAAATATCTACATTATCCATCGCTTCACTAGGAGCGTCAGTAAAAGTTACTGTCCCTTTTGTTAAATCAATAGTATATTTCGTTGTTTCCAATTCTTGTGTATTAACAGTAACCTTGTCTACAGATGTAATCCCTTTTTCTAACAATTGATATGTTTTCGATTCCCCATCTCCGTTAAAGGTCATATGTTTTTTCCCGGTTAAAAGGTTAATTTGCTCATATAATGTTCCTGATCCGTCTGGCTTAGTAGAAATCATAACCTTAGGGACGTAACCTTCCACATCTTTAAATGTAGACCCATCCCAACATTTATACTCGTGGCCATTCAGCACATAAACTTTGCCACCGAAAGAGAAGAAATTAGTAACGTCATCTGTCAATGTTCCTAAGTCATTAAAATTCAATGTAGGCCATATTTCTTCATTCAGCAAGTCTTCTTTCTCTACCGAATATAAGTGTCCTCCAGTAGCAATCAAAACGTAATCTACGCCATTCATATTAGTTTCATATATTCCTTGTGGAACATCTGTGAATTTTTTTACTTCTTTGTACCCATACATTTTTCGTAATTTATAATCATCTGTGATGTAAAAATTGATCATATTACCGCTCTCTCCATCTTTTATTTGATGGTCTCCGGTATCTGATAAGTTCAATCCCAAAAACTTAGTAATAGATATCGGATTAAGTGTTTCTGTTGTAGTTATATTTGCCATTTACATCACCCAATCTAATAATTTAAATTTGAACCATAAACATCTTGCTTTTTTGTTATTTTCGCTGGAGTAGGGACTAAATATGTATTTCTCATTTCTTCATATCGTTGTTGAAAAAAGTTAGCAAGTGCTTTGTTCTCATGCAACATCAAATGAGCTGCTAAACCGTTTGTCAACAAAGTATTTGCTTTTATGTCGTCGACTTGTACTGTTTGCTCTAAATCCTCTATTTTCACGGGTTTTATTTGTTCATCAAAAGCACGATATCTATTTTCAATGCCAATAATTTCATTTTGTAATAAAGTTAGAATGTGTGGAGCCTTTGCTCTATATTCTCCTGTGGTAGTAGCATCTAATTCTCCAGATTCAAGCATCTCATCAATCATCGCCATCGTCATAATGAAAATTTCTTCGCCTGTCATGTTTATCATCTCCTTATATAAAAAGCTAATAGCTTAGCTTCTTATATCAAGAGACCATAAGTCTCTCAATTATTAAAGTTCCTCTTCCTATTCTTCACCAGTTGAAACTGCAGTATTTTGATAAGCATAGATTCCTGTTTTCTTAGCATCTAACACAAACGCATCATAGCGAACACGTCCTTCTACAAGGTTTCCATTGATTCCTGGAGGACAATTATGGATCTTATAATCTTGTAATTTATCTGGTGAAACTGTTACACTTGGATGCGTAATAAAGAATGCACATCCTTCTGGAAGATATCCATCAGGTAATTTAATGATTTTAACACCATCAATTTCACCAACTTGTCCATTGAAGGCAACCTTTTGACCTAAATCACTGTTTTTAATAAAACTTGGATCTAATTTTAAAAGTTTATATGTTGATGCACTAATACCTGCAACACGTCCGGCAACCGGTACATTTTGGTTATCAAGATATGCTTGTCCATCTAAAAACGCCTCATAGGCAGTCGTTTTAGTTAATTTAGTTGGCGTAGTATTTGTTCCTCCTGCTTTTACACCTGCAGTTACAATTGTAGCCACGCGATATTTATCCTTCGTTGGAACAATTACTTCATCAATTTCACGTGCTAATGCTTTACCAGCACCTTTTACATTATACTGATCCTGATTGTTTCCTTTATCAATAGTGAACGTAAATGCTTTATCTTGACTTACCTTCATTTCTTGGATAGTATCCTCTAATTCAGTAGGAGTACCATAACGACTCGTCCCTGATCTTGTATAATCATTCAATGGAACAGTAGGAATACTATACACCTTAACTGTTGAAACACCCGTCCAATCATAATCACGATTGATGAATGCTTCTGTTAGAGATTTTTGTTTAAATCTTTCTACAACTTTCTTATCATATTTTTCCGCTAAGTTAATAGCCATTTTTCATCATCCTTTCTTTTATACCGAATTGAAACCTTCTAAGAATGGATCAGAACCTTCTTGTTCAGTAGCTCCTGTATCGGTCACTGAACCAACACTTTTTTGTTCATTCTTCTGATTATTCTTAAAGATTTCCAACTGCTTTTTGTATTCAGAATTTTGGTATTCTAAATAAGCCTGTTTTAAAGAAGATTTTTGTGCATTTAAAAAGACATCCTTTGGAATGTCTTCTGCCTTTACATCAGGAAATGCCTCTAAAAATTCCATAAATTCTTTGTCTTTAGCTTCTTCTGATGCACGTTTTTTCTTTTCTTCTTCTAATTTGTTTTTTTCTTCTTGAAGTTGTTTTCTTAATTGTGAGGTAGCAACAACTTCTTTCGCAACTTCTTCAGGTACACCACTCTCAACCATCTCATCAATTTGTTGTTGTTGACGAATTTGTTCCTGTTCTTGTTCATATTTTTCAACAGACTCCATATACTCGTCCACCGTCATGCCTAAATCACTTGCTTTTTTACTTACATAAGAAAATACTTTGCTATTTTCCAATGCTTTCTTTTGCTCTACTAATTTGTCATAATTAAGTCCTTTTTGAAAATTAGTAATAACTTCGTCCATACTTTCTACTTGGACATGTTCTTTGTTATACTTTGCCTTTTCACTAATTTCTTTTAGGAAAGGTGCATAGTCAATTTCTTGTTCAGAAGTTTCCTCTTTTTCGGTTGGTTTTCCGTTTTCTGATTCTTCTTCTTTTTCTGCATTTGCATTTTCTGATATTACCTCATTATCAATTTCTGCAAATGGACTTTCGTCGATACTCGTTTCAGTAGTTTCTGGTTGTTCTACTTCAACTTTTTCTTCTTCATTCATTCTTATTCCTCCTTGCCTATGGTTGGGCATATTGTGCTTTATAAGCACTGTACCGATAACGTCTCAAATTTTTTCGTTACCAGTACACTACCTATAGAGTAGTGTATTAAAAAAAGGCTACTTTAAAGCCTCGTTAATATCTTTTAAAGATTCTTTAACTTCTAATTCACGTTCTTTTAATTTTTCTTTTGCTTTTTTCAATCTTTTTTCATCTTTAAAAATTTTTTGATAATTCATGAGTGTTCTAACATCTTCTTCTGCTTTCCACTCTTGTTCTTCTTTACTTACTTCTATTTTTTTCATGACATTTCTCCTCCTTCTGGCATGATTTCTGGCATCATTTGAGCCTCCGGTTGCATTGGAACTGGTTCTGATTGATTATTATCAAATGCTCCCATCATAGATAAAATTTCCTTCTCCATTTGTTCAGGTTCTAATTGTTGTAATTGTTGCTGCAACATAGGATCCAATCCCTGCATGAATTTATCCATTAAAGAATACAATGCCTGTTTTTCCCAGTCGCCTTGTTCTAATGATTGAATCAACTCTTGTTTTTTTGGAATGATTTCATCAGGAATTCGTTTTAAATAATCAATAAATTCGATTCTTCCTGCATTTAATAAATTATCTAATGTTTGAAGCGATGCGATTTCACTAAAGTATGAGGCACTTCCTACATCTGCCTTAATGTGAAGCCACATTCCTTTTAGCTCTCCAAAATCAAATTCTTCTACCGTTCTATTATCTTCTTCGGAAATAACAACTGGTCTAATTCCATAGTCCGTAGCAATCATGTCTAATATAATTCTTCCACAATCTTCTATAAGTTCATATAAATTAGCTCTGACGTTTTCTAAAGGCACAGCATTAGATTTTTGAACGGCAATTATGGCAGTAGCATTATCCATTGTTATGTTTCCTAGTGAAGCATCACCTACGCCCAAAGTATCCTTTGTGTATTGCATCGCAAGTTCTATGGCATTGATGATCTGACCACTCATACTAGCTGGTTCCAAGTATCCAGCAATATTACGAATGCTTGAATTTCCTACGTTGTTGATTGGGATTGCAGCACCGATTTCATTGGTCCAATTCTCGACTTTAGTAGCATCATAAACTGCTGTGGGGAAAGCGGTGAGCATTAAATGATAAATGACCATTGCAAACATTTTGTTTATAGCAATTTGATTTGGAATAATGCCTGTTGTTTCAGCTCTACCATGATAACTGCCTTTCATTCCATCCCAGTTATTAAATGCGATTGGATAATAGTCATATCCTGTTTCTTTTTCTTTATATATGTACATGTTTTGAACTGATTTATTCACATATATTTTTCCATTTTTGCCACGATAGTATTTTAATATGTATAAAGCTTTCCCATATTTATCTGCTTCTAACTCTACTTTGCTATTATCTCCAGCAAGATAACTTGTCATTGTATCTTCTGTGATAGAATTTGCATTTTTTTGATCCTTTTTATTATTTCTTTTATATTCTTCTTGTAAATTCTTAACAAGATCTCGTCCGACTAATATTATATATGGTTGTTTTTCAACATTCTTAATATTAGGATTGCCAAACATCACATTCGTGCAATCAATTACTTCCGCACTGATTACTCCTTTAATATTTGGATATTTTTTATATGGCGTTTTTGTAATATCGTTGTAAAAGTGCAAACACATATCCCCAGTATCAAAACCGTCATTTAAGAGTTGCCTGCTCAAAGCATCAAAGTTAATATTTTCTAATATATTCTTTACTTCTGCATTCGCTAAATCTGTTTTGTGAATACTTGATTGCATTTGTGCGTCATTATCATCTGGCCTATATTCCATTGGTTGGATCTGAATAGCCACATTGTTAGACTTTAACGAAGCAATTTTAAATTGTTTTACACGTTTAATAATGTTAAAAACCGGTTTTGGTAATCCTTCTCCAGTAACATTTCTCCACTGATCTCCGTTGGCAAATGCAATGTTAGTATTGATAACATCATAATAATCTCGATCAGCTCCATACAAGCTTTGATTATATTTAACCCCAGCCTCGTATAATTCCCAATCTTTTGTGTTATTCATGTTTTACACCACCTAACGCAATGTCATAATCATAAGTCATTAACTCATCAAACGCTTTCTTTGTTCGCTCTAATTTTGTTTTCTCTTCGATACTCATTTTTTCTTTTTTTGGTTTTTCTTTATGTCTTTTTCCAATAAAAAAAGCAACTATTATTGTTGCTATCCATAATAATATAATAAATATCATATATTACCTCCTAATAGTTGATAAAGGATCTTGTAGCTGTATTCCCAGCTATTACCTTGACTCTCTGTCTATATTTTTTTTGTTCATATTCATATAATTCTTTTTGTTCTTCACTCATTTCAATTGCTGTTATATTCCTCAATCTGTTAACTGCTTGAGTAGTACAATCAACATCATCGTCATGCTCAGCATTCGGAAATGAAACTAGTTCAGTCTCATAATCGTATAACCACTGTTTATTTTTAGGAAAGTATACATTTCCACTTTCAAACGATGGAGATACTGCATTTGCTCTTGCAATCTTTCCACCCTCCGGATTGATTGGTATTATCCCAGAAAATTCGCGTTGTAGTACCTCCACAATCGCAGATCCATTTGCTTTGTCCTCGATCAATACAGCACTACATTTATTGTATTTATTTCGTAATTGTCTAATAACATTTAAGGTTTCGGTAAACCCAAAATGTTCTTTAACTCTGTCAATTAAATAAAAGTCAGAATTTCTCTTTCCCCATACTTGAATTGATACGAAGTCATTATCTTCTTTATCTTTAAAAGTAGCATCAACACTAATTAACATGTATGGAAGAGTTGGTAATTTTTCATAATATTTAAACCATTTTCTTTTAAATATGTTCCCATCGTCTGGAGTCGGACTGCCTTGATATAGAGCGTTCCAAGTCCTACTACCTTCTTTAGTAGTGAATGTTGATTTGAAATCTTTTAACCATTCGTTTCCTTTACCTATTTCTGGACATAAAGCCTCTCCCGGCTTTCTACCAAGTGGATCATTATTATCAGCTTCGCATTTTAAGTTAATGACTGTAACGTGTTTTTCGTTTTTTATGATTCGTCCAGCAAAATCGTCTTCGTGCCATCTTGTTTGGATAATAATGACTTTAGCACCAAACGATAGTCTTGATTTAAATGAATCATTCCACTCTGCCCAAACTCTATCGCGGTATGTTTTACTATCTGCTTCTTGTCTATTTTTAACTGGGTCATCTATGATCATTAAGTCAGCTGGTCTACCAGTGACTCCAGACAAGATACCACGAGAAATCATTCCACCGATTCCATTTGACAATTCAAATTCTGTATTATTTGCGATATTTCCTTTTTCTATATTAAAGAGTTCTCTTCCAAATTGCTCTATTTTTCTCAAATTTCTTCTTCCAAACAATTGTGCAAAATCTTCGCTATACGAAGCTTCTATAATTCGTTTGGTCGGAAATTTTCCTAAATACCAACTAGGAAGTGTTTCTGTGATTGTCATCGATTTCCCATGTTGTGGTGGGATAGACAAAACTAATATGTCAAAAGCATCTCCAGTATCTTCCTCAATAAATTCTTGTACTTTATCACAAATATAAGATACTGCCTTTCCCTTAATCCAACGTCCTTCATGAACATATTCAACATAATCGCTATACACTCTTCTACATAATTCTTTTTTTAATTCATTTCTAATGCTCATTTTTCAACAGCTCTCTGATTTCTTCTGTTGATAAATGAGATAAATCTACAATATTAACTGGATTATCTTTATCTCCACTTATTTTATGATTAGTGATATATTCTCCATCCATTTTGTTAAGCATATCCATCGCTTTCATTTTAGTATTAAGATCAGCTTCTTTACTCCCTACTAATTCTTTCTGACCATCAGGCAATGTAATTTCAACTGTTTCTAATTCTTTACCATTGATCACATCAGTTAGCCATTTTCTTCTTTCGATAGCAGTCATAATGGATTGATCTTTTATTTCTTTCATCAATTCCTTATACCTTGCCTGTATCTTGTCTGAATTAAATAGGTTACATGCTTTACTATCAATTGCTTTTGGATCGTATGTCGCGTTATAAGCTTTTTTGTATGCTGCTCGTTGGGACATTCCTTTGACCAAGTTTTGTACAAACATTTCTTGCTTTGCATTTAACATATATATCACTTCCTAAAAAAGACTGATTATTCGTCAGTCTTAAAATCTAAATTATATTCTTCAATAATTTTTTCAATTGATTGTTTGAATTGTTTTTCTAATTTATCATAATCAGTTATGTTTAGTTTTAACCATTGTAACGGATTCGTTTTTACTCCGATCAAATCATATTTAATTTGAGTTAATAAAACAGTATAATATGCTAGCAATTCATACTTACGCTCTCCTTGAAAATATTTAGTATAATTCTTATTTTGCATATCACTTAACAATGCAACTACAGTATTAGAACCATAACAATAAATTCTATTAAAAATTTCCCTTATTTGCTCTGTCGTTTTCTTATCAATGTGGTCATTTGTAGTAACTTTTGCTAACAAATCGCTCAAATCAGTTGCTAAATTTTCATTTTTACTTAAAAACTTGTCTTTTTGCATTTTTTCTAATTCTCTTTTAAATAAATTTCTATTGATGAGATAGCTTACAAACCATCCTATCGCAGTAACCCCAGACGGTATCACTATAGACCATATTCCCATTTTTATCACTCCTCACATGAAGAGTATATCAAATAAACATATTGTTATCAACAAAAAAGAACAATCTGTACTAGCATTGTTCTTAAAAAGAATAAAAGGGGAGCGTGGGTTAACACCGTGAGATTTTATTCATTTTCTCACAATACCATTTTTTCATAAAGGAGCGGACATTTTCGGACATTCGATCATTTTTTCAACTTTTTTTACTATTCTTCGTACTGTTCGCTCATCGATTCCCCATTTAATTCCTATTCTCACAGGACTATATCCTCTTATTTTCCGTTCAATATAAATCTGTTTATCTCTATCACCTAATTCCTTATAAATGGCTTCTAATTCAGTGATAATAGGGTTATACGATAACAATTCGTCATTTAATAATTCAATTTCTTTTTCTAACTCTACCTTCTGATGCAAAAGATCAGCTAAATCTTTTCTCTTTGATCTACCTTCGACTATTTCTGATCTTATATCAGTTGCCTTTAGTCCTTCCATTTTACATTCAATCATTCTGATTTTTTCCATATTCAAACGAATGAATTTTTGTTTTTCACAATATTCTTCTTTCAATTGAAACAAATTCAATATACCCCTCCTTAACTGATAATTAACTCCCATACCCTTTCTTTTTGTTTATCTGTTAAATGAACATTTTTAAATACATTATCTTTTATTGTTCGTTTTTCAGAAATAGTTCCTTTATGATATTGCTTATTTAAAATAGATACCCACAGTTCTTTAAAGTATTGATAATAACTATTACTCATTTGTATCCTCTATTTTCCTAAAATCTTTTACACCACTATTGTTAAATGGCTGTATCTTAATTTCTTTGCCTCCTGGTGGCCATTCATAATTTATTTTACTAAACGCCTCTTTTAGCATCTCTGTTTGTTCTTTCTGATATAGTTCTATAAACTTTTGTAAGTTATCCATCGTGAATCTGATATCATATTTTCTTTCAATATCTATCGCACTTAATATTTTAATTACATCTTCTACAGGATATCCACAAATTGTTTGTATATCTAGTTTATTCTCTAGTTCTTTTATTTTGTTTTGTAACTGTTCTATGTATATATTTTGTTTTGAAACTAAATCATATTCCAATTTGTCATTTTCTTTTTTTAAACTTTCTAATTCCTCTTTTTCCATGTCATCTCACTCCTTTACTATGTTTTTTTTGATATGCGAAAATACCTAACTCAATTATTTCATCTGTGAATAAATACTTATAATTTTCGTTGCTTGATAACTCCATATTATCTATTCTCCTAAAATATTTTCTTTTATTCTTTTTTCGATTCTATCATTTGCTATTTCATACAAATCATTCATAGGCAAATTTAAACTCTTCCAATCGCTGCTGCCATATTCTCTTGCTTGAATATCTTTATGCTTAAAAAGAGCTTCATATTTTGCTTTAAATTCTAACAAAAAGTCATAGTTATTTTTTTCTTTTAATATTTTTAAATTATCTTCATATTGTTTTTTTGAATTAACCAATTCCAAATATTCGTTATAATCTATTAGTATTTGTTTATTCATATTATCTATTATCCTTCCTACATTTTTTAAAGTATTTGCATTTTTTGTTCTTATACCACAACTCAGGAAATATTCCATCAAATTTGCAACTCCCTTTATACCGTCTGTCACAATTTTCACACTTTCTGAGCATGTTTTTTATTCTTTTAAATGACAAGGCTATTCTCCTTTATCCACATCTTCTTCCTTGATTAAATCCTTAATTTGATCAAAATTTTCATAATATCTATTTTTGTAGATGAAACCATTGTCTAATTTAGTTATCCCTTTATCAATGTATTTAACTATTTCGACATCAATATTTTTTTGTATTTCATCTTTGACTGACCAATAATTGTCTACATTTAATTCATATCCATCTAAATAAATTTCTAATTTTTTCTTTTTATTTATTTCAAATGAAAAACAACTATTTTTATATTCAAGATACATTTTTGCTGAATCACTTGCCACTTCAAATTCATAATAAAATCTATTGTTGCAGTTTGAATAAAAATCCTTTTGCTTATCTTCAATTAGTTTATTTGCTTTTTCTTTCATATCATTGTCTAACAAATTATAAATATCGTTGAAATCTAATTTCTTTAAGTGCTTTGTGTCGTATACCGTTACTTTTTTAATATCGTAAAAACCTTGAACTATTTCTTCGAATTTTGTATATTCACAAAATTGATATTCCCATCCATTTGAATAGAAGCCATACTTGTCATCTATGATATATAATTCATTTTTTATACAGCTTCCTTTAATAGTTCCTCTTTTAAATAAAGATTTTATCCATGAGATTTTATCTTCATCCGTAACTGTATCAAATTCCCCAAACATTTCCACGTTTTTAAATTTTTCGTTTTCTTTCATATCGTAATTTATAATGTTGTCGTCTGTTTCTATTTTTACTTTTTCCATATTATCCCCCTATACTATATCTTCTCTACTAAATCTGCTTTAATCAAGTCATTTATTTTATAAGTGCTATTTTTATAATATTTATTTTGTAAAAAACTCCATTCATAATCTACTTTCAATATTTCTCTAGTTTCTTTATCTATTCTAGTTAAATAATCGTTATGATAATCTCTTGAATAACAATCATTATATTCTTTAAAGCCGAACTTTTCTAACTCTTTTAAATCAACATTATCTTTTATCTTTAGCATCTTTTATCCCCTTTCTATTTTATTCACTTGCTTTAAAATTATATATAGGTTTTATGATTCTTTCTATCTCAACGGTGTCTCCAATGCATTTTATTATTTCATCCATAGACTTGTATGCCATAGGTGATTCATCTATAGTATTTTCACTAACACTTGTTGTATAAATACCGTTCATGCTATCTTCAAAATCTTTTAAATTTAATGTTTCTTTTGCTTTCATCCTTGACATTATTCTTCCAGCACCATGTGGAGCAGATTGATTCCAATCATTGTTGCCTTTTCCAACACCGATAATGCATCCATCTCGCATATTCATAGGAATCAATACTCTTTCTCCTTTTTTAGCGGATATAGCACCTTTACGAACTATGTTGTCTTCAAACGAGATATAATTATGAACTGTATGAAAATATTTAAAGTCATATGTTATATAATCTTGAGTTATAAATGCTGGATAATTGACATCTTCTACTAATCTTACACTGTTTGTTCCTTGATAATAAGGAACTTCAAAATAATTACATAATATCTGTTTAGCTATACATAAACGATTATCTTTCGCAAATTCTTGGCATATTTTCATATCATGTAAATAATCTTCTCTTAATTTACCTTCTAAATAACATAGTTCTTTAGGAAGTTTTGTTTTACCTTCGTATTTTTTATTTATTTCAATTAATTTAGCTTGGATTTCTTTTTGTCTTCCTTGCTCTTTATATTCTTTAATTACTTTATCTTTTTCTTCTTTTTTCTCTTTTTCATAAGAACAATACTTAATAGCTTTATTTTGATATATTTCAGCAACTTGTTTTCCTAAATTTCTTGAACCTGTATGAATTACTAAATATTTATTATTGTCTTCATCAATGTCGACTTCTATAAAGTGATTTCCGCCACCTAGTGTTCCAAGACTTTTTTCTAACCAATCATCTCTGTTTATTAATTCTTTAAGGCAATATAATTGTTCTAATTCCAAAAATTTATATCTCTGTGTTTCATGTACATTCATTCCACTAGGAACGTATTGTCTTATAACTTTATCTAACTTTGCAAGATCTAGATCGATTTTACCAAATTCAACACAAAGCATACCACAACCGATATCCACTCCAACAATGTTTGGAATTACTTTATCTCCTAGATCTCCAGTAAAACCTATTACACAACCTTTTCCGGCATGTACATCAGGCATTATGCGAATTTTACTATCTTTGAAAGCATCTTGTTCTAATAACTGATTTATTTGATCAATTGCTTCCTGTTCAATGTTTTTAGTAAATATTTTTATATTTTTCATGTTCACTTGTCACCTCACTTTCATCATCGATACCAAAACATATAAACAAATAAATAAAAATCAACTTGTTTCTTTAACTCATCATCTGTCAATTTTTTAGTCATTTGTGCATGAAATACCATTTGTCCATCTTTATATATGGATAGATGATTGTTATTATCTTGTGATACAACATAACCTTTATATTTTATTTTTCTTTTCATGCTTAAACCTCATAACTAATTCCTATTACTTCTCTTTCAGTATCATCGATGTTCCAAACTTCTCCATTTTCATCTTGAAATCTGAATCCATTTCTATCATCAGACCATATCATTACCATTTTTTCTTTATAATTTTCTGGCATTAACGTAACTAAACAAATATCTCCCTCATATATCTCTTTACCGTCTTTGTCTTTTAAACCTGTGTATTGTCCTACTGTTTCAGGAACAACTAGATAATGTTTATAACTAGCATTCAAATGGTAATTTTCAGTATCTGATATATATGTTCCATTTTTATTTTTCATATATCCACCAAATATCCATTCACCATTATCTTTTCTTTTTCCTCTAAACTTTATCTCTCTATTCATCTTTACCTCCTATTATCTCTTTATATTTTTGTAATACTTCTTTTAATGTATCTAATTTAGCGCTTGTATATTCTGTTATATTGATGGGACTTCCCTCTGTTATTATTCTTATAGGATCTTCTAAATACTCCATAAACTCTTTTTGTTGATCACCATTTTCTCTTCGTACTTTATAATATCTATTTCTCCATTTATTGCGCTTCACTGTTACTTTTTTTAGTCCTTTTGAAATTGCTATATTCAATTCCTTTAATTCTTTAACTTCTTTTTCTAATTTATCAATGTATTTATTTTGTTCATCTATAAAATCTAATTGAGATTTTAATTCTTGATTTTCCTTTTCTATTAGATATATATAATGTCTTTCAGTTTCTTTAATTGAATTTATCCAGTCATCACTATTCAGTTGTTTTTTCAATTTTTGATTTTCCTTTTCTAATTTATCAAATCTCTCTAGCTTTTCTATTGACTTCTGGCAAAATCTATATTTATTTCCTAAATCACCACCATAACAATGACGGTTGTGTTCGCATTCAACACAAGAGAAGCCAAAAATATTACCTACATTATATTTCATTTATTCCACCTCTTTGATTTTTTCTGTTATAAAATCTTTGCTATAATCTTTTTCAAAAGTTATATGTATCATTTATTTTTCCTCCATTTTGATTTCTGTTTCTATTTCTAATTCATCTTTTGTTAAGAATATATGATAATCAAGCATTACATTATCTATTAACATTTTCTTTAATTCATTTTCATTGCAACGCATAAAATCATAATCTCTATATGGATTTAGTTTATAAATAATACTATATTTTTTATCGTAATTAGATTTGCATTTAACTAGTCTTTTAAAAATCTTTAACATTTATTCCACCTCTTTATCTTCTATCAACTCGCATAAGTAACTACTTACCCAATTCCAGTTATCATATTCGTAAATGAGAAATAAAGTGTTATTTCGCTCTTCGTCATATCTTACTGCATAAACTATGTATTCTTCATCACTATACTTAACTTTAAACATATCAATCACTCTCCCTTTTTCTCGTACATCTTTGCTCTTCTAATTGTTCTATTATCCATTTACTCTACCTCACAATCTTTTACCTCGTCTTGTATTTCCAAAAATTTTTTTAAATATTTACAATATTCTCTTTTATAGCCATATTCTTTGTCATATTTCATACATAAGTTTTTACATGGTTTAGCATAAATCATTCCTGATTTTTTTCCAGTTTTACCGATTTTAAAAGAATGATGACAATATATTGTTTTTCTAGGAATAAACAATTTTCTTATAAAATTAACCATCTATTTCACCTCGTTTAAAATCTCTAATAAATCTCTTGTTTGCCATTCATTTAACTCAAGAAATTCGTCTTTTCTTTTATGAGATTCTATATATTTAACAGTTTTGCCTATTACTTTTTTGTATTTTTTGTTTTCTTCATACAATGTTTCAATAATATGATAAACATTATCTGTATTTTCAAAATCGATATTATTTAAAAAATTTATCGTATTTTCATTCATCTAACCACCCCAATTCTTCTAATTGTTTATTTATAGCTTTATGTTCGGAAAAAGATATATAACTACCTACTTTTGATATTGTTTTCCATACAACATTGATTTTTATTCTATAAAAACAAGCAAATTCTTTTGGTACATAATTATTATCTTCATAAGGTTTTATATATTCTATTTCATACCTATTTTTATATTTGAGTTTATATCCTAATTCTTCAAACATCTCTCTTGCACTTTTCATATAGTCCCTCTACTCTTCTGGCATCTCAGAATCTTTTTTATCTGATCCTACACACCATTGAAATACAATGTCCATGTCGTTTTTTAAATCATTATTTAATAAATCTTTAATATCATCAATTGTTTTACAACCTTTTTCTTCAAAGCTTTTAAGAAAAGCCATAAATTGATATTTTCTTATCTTACTCATTTTTATCACCTCTATTTTCTACAATATATTTCATGCTTTCAAATTGTTCTTTTGTTACTATTGATTTAATATCTTCTTTTTTTATTGTTAAAAATTCATATCTTCCCTCAACGTCTCTTGTTTTTATATCGTTTTCATCTACTGCAATTCTGTCATATTCATCAATAAAAACAACTTTTTTCCCATTAACATAATCTCCTGGCTTAATTAAATTCATTTTTTCATAACTCGCTTTTAAAACATTTTTCTTGGATACCCATTTAACATTGTGAATGTATTTGTCAACGATTATCGATCCGTATCTTGTGTCTTTTGGTAAGTCTACAATTTTTCTAATATATTGAATTCCATTTTTATCTTTTGTTCTTATATACATTCCCTCTTTTAGTTCCATTACTCAACACCACAACTTTCTTGTAATACTCTAACAACAATTGATTGGTCTTGATACATTTCTTTGTAGTAATCTACTTGTTCTTTTAAATCACTACAGATTGCTGACAATTCCATCATGAAAATGAACATTAAGATCATAATTCCAATAACTATTGCTATAAAAATATCTTTCATACTTAATCTAAAAAGTCATCCGGAATAACTACCTCGTCAGCAAAATCGGCAAATGGATCGACTTCTACTCCATCCTTTCTCTCATTGTGTAAATCAATTTCTTCTTTTTTCTCTTCCTTCTTTTTGTTTTCCAAAAACTGAACATGATCGGCTACTACTTCAAATGCTAATTTATTATTTCCATCACGATCAGTATATTTTGTCGTTTGGATCTTTCCCTCAACACCGACTAAACTTCCTTTATCTAAGAAATTACAAACATTTTCAGCTTGCTTTCTCCAAACGATAACATTGATAAAGTCAGCTTCTCTTTGTCCTTGACTGTTACTAAAATTTCTATTAACTGCTATTCCCATTCTTGCAAATGCAATATTAGATGTCGTGTATCTTAATTCTGGTTTTGCTGTTACTCTCCCAATTAAACAAACTCGATTCATATTTAAACCTCCCTAATTTCAATTTCATATTTTTGTTCAAATAATTTCTTTTTTAATTTATAAACTTGTGTTTTTGTGGCTGGACTTTTAACATCTTCTACAATGTATTTTCCGGTCCTTATATCGATGTAAACAAAGTCAGCGATATATTTTATTCCTTGTCGTTTTTTGCCATTTAAAACATAGTTATCTAGCAAAATAAACGGTACTTGTAATTTCAACTCTGTAATTTCTTTTGCTCTCTCTAATAATTTCAATTCTTGATATCTTTTACTTTCTTTGATTGAATCAAATGTAATTCCGTCTATTGTTATTTTTTTGTTGTGATATTTGTTCATTGATTATCATACTTTCTATAAACTAATTTTGATTTATTCCAACTTGGATAAATACTTTTTAAATAATTTTCCATGATTTTTAACATTTCTGATCTGCGTCCCTTATTCCCGTTATCTAACATGTGATGATGATACCGGCAGCCTTCTACTCCGTTTTCAGGAATACCTAAACCCATTTTCGATTTTGGAATAAAGTGCATAATATCATGAATGATAAAGTCTAATTTGTTAGGATCGAACTCCTCACAATGATATCCGACCCTACAAAATAAACATGAATAATTATCTCTTCTTTGTATTTCTCTGATTGTTTCTTTACTAAAATTCAACAGCTTTGTATACTTTGGCATTTTAATCTTCCTTTTTGATTTTTAAATTAGAAATACCGAGCTTTTCTTCAATTTCAGAAATTGTCATGACTGTTTCTTCTTCACGGTTCCAAGTCCAATCATCTTCGTCTTGTTTTAAAATGTGATTGCGAATATTGTCTCCAACATATTCGTGTTGACAAACTTTCATAATATCATCTAGTTCGAATGACGCAGTTAAATCATCATCATATTTGGAATAAGACATGTTAGTTCCCTCTGCCAAGTTGACTAATAGATCTTCAATTTCATCATAATATTTTGTATTTAATAACAAAATATATTTATTTACAGCTCTTGTTTCTACAATTGCTCCGTTTTTTAAATCACTCTTTTTCATATCTTTTTCTCCTCTCTTAACTAACTCTAATTCGTAATCTTTAAACCACCAACAATGGTCCCCTTTGTATAAACCTCTTCCGTTGTGTCCCCCAGTCCAACCGTCAAAATAAACTAAATACGGTTTAGAATCTGAATCAATTTCTTTTATAACACCTTCCCGTACTTGACCACCTACTTTTGCTCTTACTTTATCTCCTACTTTAAATTTCATATCAATTCCTCCATTCTTAAATTATTTCTTCTTTGAAATTGTTTTTCTGCCTTACTGCACTCTGCCAACATAGTCAAGGCTCGCTTTCTTTTATCGGCGATAGACCTCTCAATTTCGTTCCAATCGAATGACAATTTATATCCGTTGTTGCCGTGAACTATATAGTAATTTGCTTGTCCTTCGCCATAAAGTTTGTTGTTTATTTCCACTTGTTTTCTGAATTTTCTTTCGCTTATGTTGATTCCAATTTTTTGCAGTTCTTTTAATATTTCTCGTTTCTTTTTCCACTTTGTAAGTGAAAGTACTTCTTCTAGCATTTCGTCATTCCCCCTAAATAAATCTTTTCGTAAACATCGGTCGGTATCTTTAATTCGTAACACCAACCAACGATAACATCTATCAACTGTTTCATTTCTGTAACGTTAAATTTGCTACTTCCTAAAAAACATTTATAAATATAAAATTGCTTTCCGTTATGAATTTCTGGTCTAGTAATTTTGACTGCTCGAAATCCTTTTTTCAAATTCTCTTCTGCTTCTTCTGGAGCCATAATATATTCATATTTCGCATTTGCCTCTTCTAAAGCTTGAATATATACTTCCATATCATCCATGCCTTGTTCTTTTGAAATTTCATGAATTAGTGACCACATATATCGATTTTGTTGAATTGTTCTTGTTGATTTTAATTCCTTAATTTCTAGTTGATATTCTTTTGTTAAATCCAGTTCAAGAGAATGATAAGATTTATTCTCAATCAATAACATTTGATTATTTCCATTTTGAAAAATCGATTCAATCTTCACTATTGTTTTCACAACTCTTCATCCTCTCTGCAACTCGGACATATCATTTCTTCTACTTCTCCAATATCCCAAACATGATACACCATATCATCAACATCATTTTCTTCCCCGCAAACAGGGCAAATTACTTTCTCTTCCATTTATAACTCCAAGATTTCTTCTGCCTCTTGAAAAGTCAATTCTCGAAGCTTCATTTTTCCTCTTGCACAAACTTCTTCTTGTAATTTATCAAGATTGTTTTCGTATTTCGATAATAATTGTTGACGTTGAGCCTCTGTCATGTCCATGTTTTCCAATTTCTCTTTTTGCTCTTCTTGTGGAATCATTTCGAATCTGATATGTCCTTTGTTATCAATGATCACAATTTTATTGATCTCTCTCGATTCGTTATATCCTATTTCTTTAATTTTGAATCTTGTTTTTGTTTCATATTTTCCTTTGGAATTAACATAAAACTCTTTTAATTCTTCTTTTACTTCTCCAGTTTTTTCGTCTTTTATTTTTATTTTTGTACCCATTTCTTTATTTTTTGGTAAAATCCAAATAAACGGACTAGTATATAATTCTCTTCCAATTCCTACATTAAATCCTGCTCTTTTGAAACTATCCGATGCCTCTCCTTTTTCTTTTTCAGAATAACTTTCTGTACCAACATCTTGCTTTTTTACCCATTGTTTTATCTCATCATTCCAAATTTCGATTGTACAAAATAAATTATTGTTAATCACTTCGTGATATCTTTGCCATCTTCCCACTCCGTAAGTTTCATCCAAAATTCTCATATCTACTCTTGCGTCTTTGTAGAGTAATAACGAGCATCCTTTTGAACTGATAGTTCCAATTCTGCATTCGATCTCTTCGGCTTTTAACAATCTAATTTCTTCCATCTACTTAACCCTATGGAGAATTACTCTTTCTCCAAACCTTTCCTTCAATTTTTTAATTTCATCTCTTCTGAATCTTTTTGCTTCTTTCTCGTCAACCACTACATGATGTTGATCATTCTTGATCCATCTCAAATACAGCTTGTCCTTGATCTCTCCCATTCTTTGTGTCGGTTTTAATTCAACAATGTATTTCAATGAAAATCACTCTCACTCACTCCATACATCTTGTAAGGACTTACTTGTTCGTAATTGTCTTCGATATTTTGCTTATAATCATCAAACTCCTCTTGCAATGAGTGATTATCCGATTCCAAGTCAGCAAGTTTATCCAACAATTCTTCAACCGTCCACAAGTCTTTTTCTTTCAAGCAGTCAATACTGCACTGTTTTGTATTTACTAATATTTCTCCCATTTACTCATCTCCAATCCAATCGTAATCGAATAGTTCTTCTTGTTTCTCATTCGTTTCATATCTAGCTTCTCGCGTAACTAAATATTTTTTATTGATCGTGTAAATATTTGAAGTTCTCTTCCCTGATCCAATAGTTCGATTACTTTTGCTAATATATTTTTTCGAAATTAACGAATCCAATTTTCTCTTCACTGTACTAACCGGTATTCCTGTCTTATCGCTGATATCTCCATGACTTGGAAAACATTCTCCATCTTTTGAACAGGAAATTAAATAACTCAAAATTCTGTATTCGTAAGCATCAATTCTTGGATCAGTAACAAGTTCTTTTAAAATTATTACAAATTTCCCATTCATACTTTCTCCTTAGTTAGATAGCTCACTGTGAACTAGCTAATATAATTATTTATATTTATAGTTAATTTAGTATAGTTAAATACATTATAGGTATAGCTCACTGTGAACCTACTGTATAGCTCACTGTGGACCTACTAAATTTTCTTAGTTGGTTCACTCTGAACCTACTAAACTTGACTTTTTAATCCACTTTTGTTATATTGTTAGTGAATTATTTTTGTAAATAATTTGACTGACTTGAATTTTGAGTACCAGCTCCATTCAAGTCTTTTTTTTGTGCTTGAAGTCCATCCACTAAAGCAATCCCTAAAACAAATACAGCAAATAAGATCATCACTTTACTTTTTATCATTTCTTTCATTATTCATCACCCCTTTCTACATCTACAATTTCATAGTCAATTTTCACATCAAACTTACGTTCTAAAATCTTGATCAATGTATCGTAGAATCTTTCTATTTGTTTATCGGTCAGCATTGCTACACCTCCTACATAATTTTATTTTTTCTTGCTTGTACTAATGTTCATTAGATTTTAGGTTTATTTGTTCTGCTTATTCGCATATATTTTCGTAAAGAAAAAAGTAAGATCAATTCCGTATACATTTAAAATTTTTTCCAAAATATCTATCTGTTGTGAAACTACTGCATTTTCGTATCTTGATATAGTATCCCTATTTACTCCGGACTTAATCGACACAAAATCTATAGTATAATTATGTTCAGCTCTAATTCCTCGTAATTTATCTGCAACAATATTACGTGCTTTCATTTTTTTCTACCTCCTATCTAGCTACATCTTATCATGCTTATTCGCAGAAGTCAATAGTTTTTCTGCAAATAAGCATGATTTTTATTGTTTTTTATTTTTTTTTAGTTTATAATGATAAAGGAAGGAGGATAATATGTCTAATTATTTTTCAACTAATTTAAAGTTTCTTCGTGAACAAAAAGGATATTCCCAAAATAAATTAGCTAACATTGTTGGAGTTAATCAAACAACTATAGCAAGATGGGAAACCGAGGAAATGGCTCCTTCAATTGATAATGTCGAAGAAATATCTAAAGTGTTAAATATTGATCTTCCTGACTTGCTAGGAAAAGATTTAAGAATGATTGATAAATCGGATAATGATGGCGTTTACATCCAAAAAGCAGATGGCACAACAGTATTTCTAAAAAACGCCAGCGAAACCGACAAAGCGCTAGTAGAGTTACCAGAAGAGCAAAAAAAAGCCATTCTATCCTTAATAGGAAAAAGAATGGATGAGATTGATAAACAGTTAGGGGATGAATAAATGAAACAAATTTTATTCAATTTAGGGCAAGTAATAGCAATATTACTTATGTTTTGGCCATTATACGTTATTTTAAATTTCGAGACCAGAGAATACCCACTTATTGAATTAGCAATTTCGATTCTCTACTGCATATATATTTATTCAAATATTGACAAACGACAAAACATGGAAAAAGTCAGGGAAAATTATTATAAAAAGCGTAAGTTTGCTAAAACTCTTATGGCTGATATGTCAGATAAGGAAATTATAAAACATCAAGAAATGTATATTGAAAGATTATTAAACGATTATTTCTAATTATTTAATAAAATTTAAGTACGCTAGTACAGGTACTTAACTGATAAGGGGTGTATTAGCTTGAATATATATAATTTATTATGTGGAAATATAACACAAAACGATCTATTAAATTATTATAATGCAACGATCACATATGAATCATTACCAGGTAATATTCGAGGATGCGTATTTTCTTATAGAGATATCCATAATATTATGATAAATAAAAATTTATCGTATTACTTGAAAAAGAAAACAATATTACATGAATTAGCTCACATCGAATTAAACCAATTAAATCAAATTGATAATGATTTGTTGGCTTTAAAAGTAGATTCTCTCGAAGACGAAGCTGATCGATATGTATCTTTCCTCAAACAAGAAATAGCTTCCTCGAAAAATTTTGAGGGACAAAAACAGTAATTTTAAAGCAATTGCAATTTATAACTGCGCTTTCTAAGATATCATTGTCTTAGGAGGTAGTTGTATGATTTACTATATTTTACCAATAGGATTTGATTACATAATTATTAAAAATAATAATGAAATTATTTTACTCTTAATATCTAATCAATATTTATTAAAAAACGTTACTGTTGGCGCAGTAACGAACTGAAAAACAATATAACATTAGTACAAGCAATTACATAATAATTATATATGAGTTTTTCGTATATAATTATATCATAAGGCATTAAAAAATGGAAGTGATATAATGAAACAAAAAGACAGAATTAAAACAGTTGCGCTCTATATTCGTGTTTCCACAGATCGGCAAGCAAAAGAGGGAGATTCTTTAGAGGCACAAGAAAAAGCACTAACTGATTACGCAAAGAAAAATAAATATAAAATATATGATACCTATATCGATGGTGGAGAATCTGGCCAAAAATTAAAACGAACTAATCTTCAACGAATGTTAAAAGATTTAGAAACCGGACATATAGATCTAATTTTGATGACGAAACTTGATAGATGGTTTAGAAACATTGCCGATTTCTATAAGGTCATTGAAATTTTGAAGAAAAATAACGTTGCGTGGAAAACGATATGGGAAGATTATGATACTACAACTGCATCCGGTGAATTTTGGCTTAATATGTCTTTGTCGCTAGGACAAATGGAAGCAAAGAGGACAGGAGAACGTATCATCTCTGTGTTCGATCACAAGTTTCGCGTTCAAAAAACAGTATGTAGTGGAAAAGTACCTTATGGATACAAAATTTCTGATGATAAAAAAATTATCATAGATCCTGAAACCGCTCCACATATTCAAGGATTGTTTGATCAATATTTATTGACTAACAATCTTTCAAAAACAGTTCGTTGGTTTCAACAAAACTGTTCACAGAAGAGTTATGATTCCATTAAAATATATCTAAAAAATACTGCTTATATCGGTCGCTACGTGAGAAAATCTACCGGAGAGGTATTAGAGGACTTCTGTCCACAAATCGTTGAAGATGACGTGTTTTATCGCGTTCAAGAGCTATTTAAAAATAATATCAAAGAAATCAAACACAAAAATACCGATCCGTATATTTTTTCTAGACTAATCAAATGTGGACAATGTGGGAGAAAAATGGCAGGAAGATATGCAAGCAAAAATAATACACATTACTATCGTTGCAAACGAGCAAATGAGAACAATTATTGTTCTAACAAATATAACGTACCAGAAAAAAGAATAGAAGAGTTTGTAATTAAAAATATTTTTACTCAGTTCGAACAAAAAAAGCTAAAAATTGATGAAGTTAATCAAAAGGAAAAAAAGATAAATATAGATTCGATTAAAAGAAAAATGAACAAGTTGAGTGAATTATATTTAAATGATATGATAGATATAGATTTTTACACAGATCAATATAGTTCTCTAAAAAAAATATTAGAAGAAAATGAAAAAAACAAAGATATAGATAAAACTAAATCTAACTTGAAGAAGATTCAAAAATATTTATCAAGTGATATTTTTAAAACTTATGATAAATTAAATAATCAAGAAAAAAGAGAATTATGGGGAAGTATTATAGAAACGATTGAGATTAAAAGCAAAAACGAATTCGAGATTAACTTTTTAATTTAGTGTACTAACTTGGAATAACCTGGTGGCTTCTCCGGGGTAGATAGCCCTCTTTTTTTCAGTAATCCAACATCGACAGAAAGAGCTTTAGCAGATCGAGTAATTAGAGGAGAATACTATCATCCCGCTACCAACGCTTTATGGTTTTATGCACCTGCTAGAGGAACCAATTGTGCATCTACATGGTGGGATCAAACACTAGCTGGAAGATATAAAAACCATTGTTTTTATCAGCCAGATAAAGGAGAATGTCAAGAACTTCATTAAAAAAGCAACTAAGTTGCTTTTTTTAAATATATAATACTTGACCGATACTTAAATTATTACCCGTTAATCCATTTTTTTGTTTGATTGCATCGACTGTCGTTCCATATCGATTTGCAATATTCCAAAGACTATCTCCTGATTTCACAACATAGACAGTTCCCACTGAGCTATTTGGAATTTTTAGTATTTGTCCTATACTAAGTAAGCTCGTCTTAAGGTTATTCAAGTTCATTAAATCATTTACTGTCGTATTGTACTTTCTCGCAATTGTATATAAGCTATCTCCACTTTTTACGACATAAATTACATTTTCAGGTTTCTCCTCTTCTCCCTGATTAGGAAGATACAATTTTTGACCTATACTTAAATTATCGGAAGTTAAATCATTCAATTGCTTTAGAGTTGATACTGTCGTTCCATATCGATTTGCGATGCTCCAAAGACTATCTCCAGCCTTTACAATATAGATATTATTAGAATCTGACGGTAATTGTGTACTTTGCTTAGGAATCGTCAATACTTGCCCTACTTGCAGCAAATTGCTCGTTAACCCATTGGCAGACTTCAACTGATCAACTGTAATACCATAACGATTTGCGATACTCCACAAACTATCGCCAGATTTTACAACATAGCTATTTTCATCTAATTCTGGAACATATGATTTTCCAATATACGCTGTAATTGCCTTTACCACCGCTTCCGCATAGCGATCATAATTATCTTTTAACTGTTCCGGATCATCTTGCGTACTATCTACATATCCATATTCAATCATAATAGGCTGTGTGGTTCCTGTATCGCGGTGAATAAAGTAATAATCTTTCGATGTATCACTTGGCAATCTTCTTTGATATACTTTTATTACATTTTGGCCTGCCAATTCAATTTCTTGTGCGATCTGATTTGCTAACGTAGAATTATTTCGAAGAGCATATACGACTTCAGCACCGTCCGCACCTGGTGAGTTTAGTTTCCATTAGTATAAGATAAAAGTTACAATGCTATATTGCATCTAAATAAATCATTAATTGCATGTTTTATTTTATCGTCTTCTATACCATAAAATTTAAGTTGCATAATATAAATTATATATTCTAGATATACTAAATCTAATAATGACAAGCCAATAAATTCTTTGTCTATATCTCCATGAGCAAAATGATTTCTTTGATCAGACAACCTTTTTCCCATCTCTTTATAATTAAGTTTCTCATCATTTATACTATACAAATGATTACCAAATATATCGGAAATGTTGCCATAATGTTTACCATATTCAATAATTCTTGATTCCAAATTATCTGACCTTATTAATTTTTTTAAAAATTTAAGTATTTCTTTTGACTTTCCAGTGTTTTCTTTAATCAATTTATCAATAATATTAGAAATATTGTCTTCTGCTTCTCTGGTTTTTAAACTTTTTTTAATTCCTACAGGATAATTTCTTTTAAATTCCCATTCAAATGCAGCAGTAATCATTACAAATCTTCCTGCATTTATGTGTCTACCTATCTCATAACTTTCTGGAATATGTTCTAAATAAATATTTTGATTTACAATATCATTTAAAATACTTCCTAGATGACCTTTCAAATAATCATATTTTATAAGTCTTTCTTTTTCAATTGGATATATTTCCTCTATATTATTTTCGTGAGTCTCATACAAAACCGCAAATGTTTCATGTAAACCTTTCGAGGTTGGTGCTGATATTTCTATTCTAGAAAATATAACATTTTTTCTATAACACAAATACTGAATAAATTGTTTAACTATCTTTATAAGATTTATAATAAATTTATAGTCATTAGTTGGAGAAAACTCAATAAACATTGTAGAGTTTAAACTGATTGGTGATTCTCCTGTTTTATAAGTACTAGATACTGAAATACCAAAATATATTAAAAGTTCTTTATCACCTATATTAAAAGACTCTTTTGCAGTAGTCGTCTCATCAAATGATTTTGTACTAACACCGATTTTTCCATTCATTTCCCAATCAAATTTGTTCAAAGCAATAGTAGTTGGAAATATATGTGTTATTTCTGGGCCTTTTATTGCTATTCTATCAATTTTATCTCTATCATATTTATTTAGTATATAAAAATCAATATTTATAACTAGTATCGTGTTATTTATGCTAATTGCATCATGTGATGGTATAAATACAATTTTATGATTCGTTTCATTAACTACTCCATAAAGATATTCAGTAATATATATTGGATCACCTTGCATTAAGAGAACATTTCCAATTGATTTCATAAACCGTTTTCTTATTTCTTCTTCTTTATCTTTAGATGGAATTAATTTAAGTTTTTTCTTGTCAAACACAAAAGTAAACTCTATATTGTTATATATAATAGACCCTGTATAAATATCATGTTCTTTCATATAATTACACCTCTTTTGACATAATTATATTATAACATTACATTTTATTTTTTCCTATTCTTCCATAAGGATTGCTCACTAAATTTCTATTCTCATATTTGAAAGAAACTACTGGTACAATATCATATTTAAAATATATAGTAATATTTCTATTTTTATCAATAACTATTTTGTCTATTAATGTATCTATTAATTCTTTTTTAGGTTTATTTAAATCCAATAGTTTCTTTATCTTTTTAGTGTAGTCTGGTAAAACATTTGCTTTATTTTTTATTTTGTACTTTTTGATATTTTCATTGTCTATTAAATCGTTGATTTCTTTTAATTTAACTTCCGATTCTTTAGCTAGTTCTTTATAAGTTTCAGTAGATATTACTCCATCACATCTATCATTATATAAAGTTGTAATTCTCTTAGTTATTTTTTCTTTTTCTATTTCCAAATTTTTGATAACATTGTCTATATTATTAGTTTCCTTATGGACATTTTTGACAACCTCATCGTTTAATTGTTTTAAATCTAATTCTTTCATTAATTTAGAAACAGATTTATTTATTTGTTCTAACACTTGTTCTTCTAAATAGTTATATGGATAGAAATGTGAATAGCATCTACCTCTAACTGGATCTCTTGAATATCTATTACAATTAACTGACCAGTAATCTTGTTTTTTTCTATAAAGTACGGTAAGTCTGTTCCCACATTCTTTACAAAATAATTTACCTTCTAATAATCTTTTTTCTCTATCTGTTTTTATTTCATAATTTCTTGTGTTTCTTTTTCTTAAATTATTAACATAATCAAAAGTTTCTTTATCAACTAATGGTTCATGAGTATTTTCTACCACTATCCATAATTTTTCATCTAATGTTATTTTCTTTTTTGATTTATAATTTACTTTAGTTTGAGTGTGTTGAACTAAATCTCCTGTATAAATTCTATTAATTAAAATCTTTTTTACTGTGGAAATATTCCAATTATCTCTATCAATTAATCTAGATGAATAATTAGTCTTTTTATAACCACTAGGCGTAACTACATGTGCTTTATTAAGTCTATTTGCTATTTCGGTAGGCCCAATACCATCTGCTCTCCACTTGAATATCTTTTTAACAATTGGAGCAGTTTCTGGATTAGGGATTAAGTGTCCTTTATCTTCTGGATCTCTCATATATCCATAGCATGGAAGACTTCCTACAAATTTACCACTTTTTCTTTTTTCATTTAAAACATTTCTAATTTTAATAGAATTTTGTTTACTATAATAATCATTACAAGCAATTATAAATGTTGAAGAATCATTACTAGCTTGATTTTTAAAACTATCAAAAGATTCTAATATAGAAATAAATCTTATATTGTTCTCTGGGAAAAATGTTTCAATATAATAACCAGTCATAACATGATCACGGCCAAGTCTTGATAAATCTTTTACTATTACACAATTAATTTTTTTATTATTAATATCTTCTAATAAACTTTTAAACCCAGGTCTTTCAAAATCAGTTCCAGAAAATCCATCATCAACATATTCTTTAACTAAATTAAAATTATTGTTTTTAACATAATTCCTTAATAATTCTTTTTGATTTATTACACTTTCACTATCAGATTCATATTTTTTGTCCTTATCTTCTTGAGATAATCTTATATAGATTCCAACATTGAAATCTAATCCATTTAAGTAAGTATTATTCATTCATTCCTCCAATCTTCTTACTTAATTGGGTATTTAGACAAATGAATAATAACATCATTAATGAATAATTGCAAATCATTAATTATTGTTTACTCCTTCTTCTTTCATTATCTCTTCGATTAAGTACTTCAAAATAAGATCTTTAAATGAAATTTTATTCAAATAGGCTCCTTCCATATTCAAACCACCTATTTAAATTTATGTTTAAAATTATTTTTTTATCATGCATATATCAACTTCCTTTCTCTTTTTAAATATATAAAATAATTTTATAATAAATATATAATATTAATATTTTTTATATTCTATTTATTATCTTATTATAGATATAAAGATCCATTGAATGTAAAATATACATCCAATCAATTAGAACATTTCTTCTAAAGTAACGGATGTATATTTATCTTTGTTAATATAAATTTTTCTTTGAAATTTATGTTTATATTCCATAGTTATATAATTATTATCTGATAACTCTTTTAATAGTTTAGTTATTCTTCTAGATCCTACTCCTATTAAATTACCTAAGTAACTATTATCAGCATAACAATATCCTTCTTTATATGTAAGTAATAATAGTCTAGCATATAACAATTTACCACTATGTCCTATGTTCTTATCATCAGCTAAAAACATTGGGATTTTTAAATATTTGTCAAAGTTCATTTATCAGTCTCCTTTCTTAATTCTTTAGTATTAATTTTTAACATTTCTAAATAACCCATTTCCATCAATTGAGTCATCATTTTAGAAATAGATATTTGGTAGAAATCTGCCATTAATTTAATTCTATCAAATAGTTCTATTGGTAAATATAATTTAAATATTCTCATAACATTCCTCCTATCTTTATTTAAATTAAACAACAAAAAAGACTTACATTTTATAAGCCTAATTACATAAAATAGCAAACAAAATCCCTCTAAAGAAGAAAATCTCCTTTAATATGTTTAAACTATAACATATGTTTTTTACCCCTTTTCATATTTCATTTTAGTTCTTTGAAATATGTTATAGTTCAAACTGTATTCATCTTATATTTCTATAAGATAGGTTCTAACATAAGCCTTATATCTTACTGAGCCTCTTATAACTAACGTCCTTTGACTCTTTAGTTAAGTGTTACTGTGTACATTCCGTTTGAGTATTCTTGATATATTAGATAATTTAACTCTTCTAATATCTTAAGACTTTTTCTCAAACCTTTGTTTTTGATGTTAACTACTTGCTGTATCTCTCCTACATTTATATCTGTTATTATTCTTCCGAATCCTTTGGTGTAAATGTAAGAGTAGATATATTTAGTCTCTTTTGGAATATTTTTATTCTTCCAAATCTCTTTTGGTACTTCTAGATACCTCATTCTCATCTACTCTATCTGCCTCCTTTCTATTGATGTAAAACTCATCAACTGCAATTACTATACTATTGCGTTTTGAGTTTGTCAATACTTTTTATGCATTTTGTTGACTTTTACATCACACTGTGATATTATTAACTTGGATTTGAAAGAGGTGTATTTTTATGCGTAAAAATAATACAACTGAATTAGGAGAATTAATTAAAAATAAAAGAGAAGAATTAGGTATTTCACAAAGAGCTCTTGCTCGTGAAGTTAATATGGATTGTGCTGAAGTTTCGCGAATTGAGGCTGGCAAAAGACAAAAACCTAATATTTTATATTTAAAAGGAATATCTGAAACACTTAATATTAGTTTAGTACAATTAATGAAACTTTCCGGATATAGTGATGTAGAAATAAATTGGGGTACTGATTTTTCAAATAAAAGATCAACAGCTGATTATCAAAAACAAATTGAAAGTTATGAAAAATTTTATTTTGATGTGTTAGAAGATATAGAAATTAGAAGAAAAAGTGCATTTGAATGCAAAGGCATATTTGCTGATATTATAGATAGAATTGATAATCCTGGATATTACTCATCAGAAATAACTTTAAAAGATATTTCTGAAAAACTAAAAGAGGCATCAAGAGTGATAAACAAAAATATGGAAAAGTTTGATAAAAATAAATTACCTAAAGACTTATTTTAATAACTATCCTACTTTATATAATTTTTATATTCAAAATTTAGATTCTTAAATAAGCAGGATAAGAAGATGGCGCCACAAAGTAAAAAAATCCTTATAAAATAAGGAAACTTAGTGGTGCCATTCTTATTTCGTACTTACGAAATTCATCCTACTTTGTAGGTTGATATAAAGGATGTTTCACTATTTAATCATTTAAATATAATAATAAAATAACTATAGTTATCATCCTATTTTTATCCTTTTTCCAAAATTTATAGGATAATTACTATAATTTTTTGTTCTAAATAGAAAAACATTATATATTTAATATAAACTTATTAGCTAATTTTATAAAATAATACATTTATATTTTTACAAAACTGTTTTAAAATATATTTTTCATGATAAAAATTAAGATTTGATACTATAAATTTCATTTTTTGTAATTACCTTTAATCAAAAATTAGTTAAACATGTTATAATTATTACAGAGGTGTATTACTATGGCAAAAGTCTTTCAACCAAAAAAGAAAATTAAAAATCAACAATATGATTCATATTGGAAATTAACTGTTGAATATACTGATATATACGATAGAAGGTTTAATAATACTCTAAAGACTATTATTAAATTTATAGATGACAAAGACTTAATCAATCAAGATTATGAAAAAAAATATTATAAAGAACTCCAAGATCAAATTTATGAATTATATCCTAAAAGTGACTATGCTTCAATAAGAAAATCAATTAATCAATTTATAAAACTAGGATTTGTCAAACCATATTTAAAAGGATATCATAGTTTGACAAAAAGATTTTTAAATACAACTGTTCAAGAAGAAAAAAGAAGTATTTTTTCGCAAATTTTTTATGAAAACTCAAGTTTTAATTCTTCTACAACTACAGATCTTACTAACATCAAAGAAACTAATTTTTTGTTAAAAACACTTGCATATCATCCCGACAAAAAATTATCTAGAAATGATATTATTGCATTAATGGTTACACCTGGAATTTCTGAAATATCAAAAGGTTATTTAACAAAAGATGAATTAGAAGAACAATATAAATATTCAAAAATTATCAATTTTGAAGAAAATAAATATAATCAAATTAGTTATTTGTTTACTTTTCTTAATTTAATGCCTAATATTAAAGCAGATAAAAATGATGGAATACATTTTATAGATCCCAACGAAATAGAAATTGATACGAAAAGAGATCCTATTTTATATGGAATCTATAAAAACGATTTAGACAATGAATCAATAAGGTTATATGGCAAAAAAATTTGCTATATTCAAAAAACATCTTATAAAGGTCTAATTCACTCTCATATTAAAGATTCATCTGTTTGCTTAGAAGAAGGAAAAATTGACGAGGCATATGACTACAACAATGGGCTATTGTTATCTTCACAAATAGATGCATACTTTGATAAATACGATATCTCGTTTGATAGTGATGGAAATGTTCTAATAAATGATTACGAGATACACGACAGTGATATTCTGTGTTGGATTAGTAATTTTAAACTAGATAAAAAAATTCTAAATCCAGAGAGATTAAAATATTTAGAATGGCATAGAAATAAGTTTAAAGAAAAAGCAATAAAAAGCAAAAATGATATTGACAAGTTTTATAATGATGAATTTAACAAAAAAACAAGTAATCAAGAAGAATGATTACTTGTTTTAACTTGCAAAATTATTAATACTTCAATAGTTTCATTTTTATTTTCTTTATTTGTAACTTTATATTGATGCCTTTTTTCTTTAATTTCTACTTTACCATACTTGCTTAACATATCACTAATATCATTAATTGAAGGTTTAGTTTTGTTATTTTCACTTATTACTATATATTTTGACTTAGGTAAACATTTTAGTATTAGTTTTTCTAAATTATCTAAAAACTTATTATTTTCTGAAAAATTAATATAATTTATTTCTTTATTAAAAATGCTATCATATAAGCCATAAAAATCACCATACTTATTCATTGTTGCTGGATATGGTGGATCCATATATATAACATCTACTTTTTCTTCCAATTGATCTATCATTTCAAAAGCATCATTATTAAACGCTTTATTATCTTGCTTATTATCAAACACGGAATTATTATAATTATCTAGGTTTTCATAAATATGATCTATAAAAGGTAAATTATGATATGCTCTTCTTCTTTTATATTTAGCATAACTATAATCTTCATCTCTTAATTTTACAATTTGATTCCACGGAACATTCATTCTTGAATAAGGAATCTTTCGAATCATTGCTCTTCTAATTAAAGATAAAAATAAATACTTCTTATAGCCTTCTAATTTAGCAGATTTACATACTAATTCTGCTAATTCCCCAACCTCATTTGGAAAATACAACCTATTTTCTAAAAATCTAATTTCTTCATGCTTTTGTATAATTTCTCTTTTAGAAACACCTATATTAAAATCATCATTATTTAAAATTACATCATTATTTTCTATAATAGCTTTAGCTAAAACATAATTTGAATATAAAGCGTCATTTGAATATACCCTGTATCCTCTTTCCTTTAATGCATAAGATACTGAACAGCCACCACAAAAAAGATCTAAAACTGTGCCTTTTTTATATGGAAAATTATCAACTATCCAATCAGTTAGTTTATTTTTATTACCAATATAATTAATCTTTGGATACTTATTCATTATCTAACACCTCTTTTACCTGGATGGCAATTTTATTAGCTAACAATACCGGAACGGCATTACCAATTTGCTGTTGTACTTTACCAGCATTACCTAAAAACACAAATGAATCTGGAAAAGTTTGCAGTCTAGCTAACTCTCTACATGTCAAAGCTCTATTTTGATTATAGTGAAATATCTTTCTCATATCACCAGTAACACAAAAAGATGGTTTTTTACTATTATATCTTATATATTTTCTACTATCACCTGATTTAGGCCTTAACCCTTCTGGTATATCATTTCTATTACCACCATCTGAAACATAACTCATCTTCTCTAACATCTGTGCTGAATGTTTCATTGCGGTATGATTTGGAATATCACTAGTTTCTCCATTTTCTAATTTAGGCAAATCATCAATAGCTTCTTTTATAGTTACAATTTTTTTCTCTTCGTTAGGATAATTAAATTTATTTTCTCCAATTGTGCCAACAATAAATATTCTTCTTCTCTCTTGAGGTACTCCATAATTAACTGCATTAAGAACTTTATGTTTTACATCATAACCAATTTCTTCAAAAGCTGAAATAATCTCTTTTATAGTATTTCCTTTATTATGTTTTTCCATGGCAGCAACATTTTCTAAAACAAACATTTTAGGTTTAACAATTTTTACAATCCTTACAAACTCTTTAAATAATCTATTTCTGTCATCATCGATAAAATTTCTTCCAATATTTCCAGCAATTGAAAATCCTTGACAAGGTGGGCCTCCAATTATTACATCTACATTCTCATTTTTAATTATATCACAAATTTGTTTTTCATTAACATTTTTTATATCATCAACTATTAATTTGTGTAAAGGAAAATTTTTTTTGTAAGTTTCGGCAAAATCTTTATTAAATTCAATAGCTAAAAGATTTTTAAAACCAGCATTATCAAACCCTAATGACATTCCTCCTGCTCCAGCAAATAAATCTATATATGTATATTTTTTCATAATTAATCCTCCTGTTTCATTTCTTTCAATAAATTTTTCCATACGATATTAGCATTATTTTTTTTCACATATCTAATGCATTGACGCAATTCGTCGTTATTCATTATATATTCAGCAATATCATAAGAAACTTTACCTTTACTATCATCAACAGCCAAATCAAACAATTGATAAATTTCTTCTTCTTTCAAAACTAATTCTTTTGCTAGTTTTGTTAATACATCAAAAGATGGAATTCTTTTGTTTTTTTCTATATCATTCATATACGGGGGTGTTATATTACATGCCAAAGCTAATTGTCTGGAAGACAGTTTTACCTTTTTTCTTTTTTTTATAATAAAAGTTCCTAATGAAATTTTAGTCATAACTACCTCCTATATATTAACCTATTTGCTTATTAGCTAATTAGTTAATACTATTATACTTTAAAATCAAATTTTATTCAATAAATAACATAAAAAAAGAGTGATTTTTAAATCAACTCTAATTATAAATTATCTTATCGTCTAAATTTTCTAAAATTTTATATACACATCTATTGTTTGAAAATCATATTTCATTTGTTTCATTATTAGTATTCCATATTTGAGTCAACACAGTAGTTTCACTTTCAACAGAATATTTCGGTTTCTTAACCTGAACCAAAGTCGGGCTAAAAAAAGCAGTCCCTGAAAAAATCGCTTGGCCAGGAGCTAATATTGAAAGCATATCAATACTTTTTTTATCAACAAACGAAACAACATTATATATTTGATTAATATCATTTGGATTCGCTAACCTATGTATAACATAATTATGACATTGTGATAGAATTGTAGGAGATATATCAACTGGTCTTTGACTTGAAATTGTCATATATACTCCAAACTTTCTACCCTCTTTTATTATCCTCTCAAAGACTTCTAAAGTTCTTAATGCCATTTTATCTTCATTTTCTATTGTTTTGTTGTTTAAATAATTATGAGCTTCATCTATTATTATAGATAATGTTTCTTTATTTCTTGTTTCCTGTTCCTCATAATATTTGTACAGTTTATTAGAAATTAGAGAACTCAATGCAATCTTAAATTTTGAATTAGTTAAGCTTATGTCAAATATAACTAAAGGTTTGTTTTCAAATATAATATCAATTATACTTTTTTCACTAGCATCATCAGAAAATATTTTTTCAAAATTATTTTTCATGCTATTAAATCTGTTTAATAATGGTCCAATAAAGTTTTCATTTATTTCATAAGCATTTATATTATATTGATAATTAAACTTTAAGAAGAAATCTAATTCATCTATACCAATACTAATTGCTTTATCATTGCAAGAGTTTTCTTTTATAACTTTCAATTTATTTATATGATTATCAATTTCTTCAATAGAAGGAGAAACTGACGAATTACCAAAACAAAGTTGACCATAATATACCCTAATTTCAAAAAAATCATTAATTGAATCATTATCTATAAAATTATCATGAACATATTTATGTAAATACCCGTCTATAATTTGATGTAAATTTGAAATAGCTGTAAATTTTTGGTTAACATTTTTTGTTGAGTTAAAAATTACCTTAGCTAACATTTTTGTTCTACTCTCTATATAATTAAGCATTTCAAATACAGTCTTAATCTTTTTTAAATCACGAAATGATTTATCAATTAATGGTTGTTGAGTTTTATCAGTAGCATTTAACATTACTCCCCAATCTTCTGCATCCGTACACATTAAAGGAATTTTAAAGTCACTAATTTCTTTTCTCATATTAACTTTAATAATCTTTTTATATTCATCATTTATAAAAGATTTAGTATATTCACCATTAGTATCTATCACTAAAAATCTGCTCTTATTATTTAATAATTCAATATATTTTTTACCTACACTATTTTTGAAATTAAACATATTTTCATACAAACTCGCTAGAGTATTTGATTTGCCACTACCTGTGTTTCCTAAAATGGCAATATGACTAGCAAAAAAACGATTTATATCAATTGTAAAAGATATATTATCATTTAATACAACATTCCCAATTACATATCGTCCATCATTAACTTGTGATGTATATATTTTTTCAACATCTTCTTTTTCCGTCAAATATACAGAATCAAAAACCATCGGAGAATCATAGACCCCCATTTTGTACATACCATTATTGAACAATTTACCCTTAATTTTACCTTTGATAGTCCTTAATATTTTAGGTTTAATTATAATATCTTGATTTTGTTTTACATCAAATTCACAAGCTTGTTCTGATAATATTTCAATCATAAGTTCACCATCAATTTTTTTGGATTTAAGATAGTTTCCAACACCTCCTATTTCATAGATTTTTGATAATGAAGTTAAATATTGTGATGTAGTCAAGTCTTCAAACAATTCAATTGTCACATAGACTCCATCAACAGTTATGATTTTTCCAACCTCAATTGATTTATTTTCCATTCTCATCACCATCAATTTTATTTTTTATGTTTTGTGTTATTCCTTGCAATGTCGAATCTTTTCCAAATATAAATATAATATTATTTCTTTTACCACCTAGTTGTTTCAAAACATATTCTTTATTCTCTTCACTGTAGACTCCCGCAATTAAAGTAAATTGATCTAACATTAATGCTTCTTTTATTAATGAGTTAATATGCAAATCCCCATATCCATAACCTATTGTTAATAGTATACTTTTTTCTTGTTTTATATTATTAGAGAATTCTCTTAATAATGTAGAATAATATGGAAGTAGAGCCACTCTTATAAATTTATTAGATGATGGTTGGATTAGTTCACATTTTTCAATATTATTCTCATAATCTTGAACTTCATATAATTCACCATCAGCATTGTTTCTCCATGAAAATGAGCCATGAATTTTAAATAAATTGAAATGATCCTTTTTTTGATAATATTTACTCTTGTTTAATTCCATATTTTCTACATATTTGTATTTGTAATAATTGGCATTAAAGGTTCTTTTATAATTACCAACAAATCCATTGTAATAATGAATACCTAAATTATCCATACTTTCTTCGCATAACATATCATAGTTCGTTGTAAACACATTAACTACATTATTAAAATTTTTAACTTGATTAATATCACGCAAACTATTAAAAAATTCTTCATAATTTTTTAATGGAATTTGTTTATTTGATGAATGAATTCTATTTATTATTTTATATTTTATTAGCATCAATAATTTTTCTAATATACTTATTAAATCACAATTTGTAATAAATTGACTTACTCCTTCTAAAGAGCTCAACAAACCCTCAACATCATTTTCATGAAATTTTAACTGATTGATAACAATATCCTTTTGATCTGTTTCCATGCTTTCTATTTCACTAATACAAGTTTGTATATCAAAATCTTCTTTAACTGCTTTAACCAAGTCAGTCATTAAAGGAAATTCTTCACTTTTATTTTTTAAATTACATTTAGGAGCACCTGCTCCAAATAAAATATTAACTTTATTAGCTAGTAAGTAATTAGTGATTTCTAATTTTATATCTTCAACTTCTTTCAT